CAGCCGCAGCGCCTCGCGCCAGGGCAGGCCGTCGCGGATGATCTCCTCGAGGAGACGCGGCTCGTCGGCGGGATCGGCGGTCGCGGCGGCGGCGTGGAAGAGGATGGTGGCGTTGTCGGGGGAGGTTGGAGGTCTGGACATGAGGTCCCTCGCAAGGCGCGAGCTGCGCTGACGAGGAATAATATGAAACTAATTGCAGCCGTCAATTAGTTTCTCATTATCCATTCTGCTAAGTTCGCGCTGTCGCGGCGCAACGCGGGTAATTTGATGACTAATCAACTGATTTTTTCGGATGAGCGGGCGATCATCACGGCGGCCATCGCCACGCTCGACGGCGTTTCCTATCCGACGGCGGCGATCAGCTCGCTATCGGTCCGCCAGGCTCCCGCGCGACATGGTTGCGCCATCGTGATTCTGTGGCTTATCGCCTTGCCCTTGCTCGCTTTCGGCGCGCTGGCCGCGCTGGTCGTCGTCGTCGAGGGGGTGCAATATTTCTCCGGGACGGCGCCGGCGGTTCACGCGCATGAGGTGCGGGAAACGATCGGGCCGGCCGGCGTCGCGCTCGTGCTCGGCCTCGTCGTGGCGAGCTTCGCGCGCCATCTCGCGCGTTCGAACGAAGTGTTCGAGCTGTGCATCGCCACCTCGGGAGCGGAACGTGTCGCGCTCGCCTCCCAAGATAAGGATTATCTCCAGCGGTTACGCACGGCGATCGAGGCGGCTATTCAGGCTGCGCATGGCGTTCGGCCGCCCCCTGCCGGCGTATAGCGCGGCATGTTGCGCGCTCGTCGCGATCTTTGAGACGAGCCTCCTCCCGCGTCTGCCACTGCATATTGGCCGGCGCGTCCGCGCCGCCGGCGCAGAGCGGCTCGATATGATCGATGATCCAGCCGGGGCAGGGGCCGGAGCGCCGTCCGGTCGCCGGACAGTGCTGCGCATGACGGAAGGCGAGTCGCGCCCAACCGCTGCGAGCGCTTTTCGCCCTCGCCGAATCGGAGCCGATAGCGAGCGGCGCGGCCGTCAGACAGGCGGCAAGGCACCCAGATAGCGCCAAGCCGAGAGCAGCTTGACGCCCTTTTCGTCCGGCGCGTTGTGAGATTTGAGCGTCCAAGTGTCTATCTGCGGACCTTCATCGATAATTTTCAACATGCAACGTCCGTCGAGCGCCTGCACGATCGCCAATTGTCCGATGAGCTGCCGAGGCGTCAAAGGCTCTGGATCATAGAGAATGAACTCGCCGTCGCAGAAGCGCGGATATTGCGAATCGCCCCGGATGATCAGGGCGGCCAGCCGTCGCTCCAGCGGCAGATAGACGGCGTCCGGGATATTGTTCTGGTCAGCGGCGTCGAGCTCCACACGGCCGGCAAGCACATAGCCGGTGACCGGAATCGCCATGGCGTCGCCCTTCATCGGGCTTTTGCCGGTCAAGAGCCAATCGAGCGAGACCCGAAAAAACGCCGCATAGCGCTTGCCGGCGCGGCTGAGGCCGGCGTGCCCGTTTTCGTGGCTGATATAGGTCGTCTTGTTCGCGCCCATGGCCTCGGCCGCGGCCGTGGCCGAGGGATAGCCGGCCGCGATGCGGGCTTGGCGAAGGCGCTCGTTGGGCTCGTCGATCATTTAATCATCATGCCGAAAAGGATGATGAGAAACTAATTGACCATGAATAATGAGTTTCATATTGTCGCCTCATGTCCCGCACCAAGCGCCTTCGCTCTCAGCTCGATTGGTCTCAGGCCCGCATCGCCGAGTTTCTCGGCGTTACGCAGGGAAATATCGCGCGCATCGAGGGCGGCGCGTCCGAATCGGGCGCGATCGGGCGGCTGCTCGATCAGCTCGAGGCCGGCGTGGCGAGCGGGGCGTTTCGCGCCGGCATGACGCCCGAGCAGGTGGTCGCCGCCATTCGCGCCGCCGCCGCCTCCCCTTTTCCGACCGAGGCCGAAGCATGACCGCACCTTGCGAGCCCCTACGTAGCGAGGCCGTGGCGGTCGACCGGCTGCTGCATCCGATCTCCCGGGCCGTCTCCGTCGAGCTGTCCGTTTGGCGCGGCGGCGAGTCGGAGACGATCGTGCTGGCGTTGCCGCGCGAGAACGCGCTCGGCCTCGCCGAGGCGCTGGCGAATGTCGCCGGCGGCCATGTTCCCCATTCGGCGGTCAAGCGCGGGAGCGGCGAGTGATGAGCGGCCGCATCGTCTTTCGCGCTTCGGCGCTCCTCTTCGCGCGGGGCCCGGTCCGCGCGTCGCGACTGGCCGGCGTTAGCGGCTACGTCCCTCCTGGGCGTTTCCTCCCAAAACTCCCCGAGGCTTCGGCCTCGGGGCTCTTTGCGTAAGGCGTTCGTTCCGCGTCGTGTCGTGATTTCAGTTCGGCCGCGGCGGCGTTGGCCCGCCGCCGCGGCGTCGCAGGGTGAATGAGATGCGCTTTCCCGACGGCTATCCTCTCGTCTCGTCCGTTTCTCCGTTGCCAACAGCATCGGGGGAAACGGTGAGAAGAGATTCGTCGAAAAGTGGAAACTATTCGTCGAACGCGCGACGCTTTTCGCGCGCGCTGGACGGGGCGGCGCGGGAGCGCGCCTGCGAATTTCTGCGCCGGGCGCATCCGGCGAAGCCCGCCGAGGCGGTCGAGGCGCGCACGGGCGGGGCGATCTCGACGGCGCGCGTGCGCAAATGGCTCGCCGGCGACGCCGCGCCGGACTTCTATGCGCTGATCCATCTCATTCGCGCCTATGGCGCCGAGTTCCTCGTCTTCGTGATCGGCGACGCGCCCGAGTCCTTGCTCGAGGCGGCGCTCGCCGAGCGCCGCGCGCGTTATCTCGCGGGCGTGAAGAAGCTCGAGGACGAAATGCAAGCGTTGCGTCGGTAGCCCGCGTTTCCTCGCATTGCGAGAGAGACATATGCGAAAATTCTGGCTGCGCGCGGCGCTCGCCGCGTCGCATTTGCGCGACTGCATTTCCGCCGGAGCCTATGCCGTCTGCACATTCGGCGTCGCTCTGGCGAATGGCTGCGATGGACTGGTGCAGCGCTGCGAGCGGCGCGCGCGCGGCGAGTTGTTTGCACAAAATGCAAACAAGGTCGGCGTGAGCGGTCTGTGGGGGCGCAGCTTCACATGGCCCGCGCCGCCGGAAGGGTGGCGAGTCGAGACGGGGGCGGACTGCGAATTTGCGCGTCGATATCTCGACCGGATTCGGCAACGCGAGATCGAAAGGCGGATTGTTTCGGCAGTCGCCAGCGGGCCGGTAGGCCCCGCGTCTTACGTCGTGACCGACGTCAATGGGCAACCGCTATGGCCGCGCTCCTGACTGTCGATGGCGCGGCGCTGCGCGGCTTCGTCGAGCGCATCGAGCGGCTCGCGGAAGAGAAGGGCGCGATCGGCGACGACATCAAGGATGTCTTCGGCGAGGCGAAGGCGCACGGCTTCGATCCGAAGATCATCCGCAAGATTATCGCGCTTCGCCGCAAGGACAAGACCGAGCGGGAGCGAGAGGACGCGCTGCTCGCGCTCTATGTCGAAGCCATCGGCGATTTTTTCGACACGCCGCTCGGCGGCGCGGCCGAGCGCGGCGATGAGTGACTGCGCGCGTCAATTTCACCAAACGAAAGGAAACGACATGCCCCTGATGACGACGGAAAAATGTTGGAGAGGCCGGACCGACTGCGTCGGCTTCGATTCGATCGAATCCGTCCCCGAAAATGTGACGGAAGAGCAGCTCGCCACGCTCGATTTCGAGCCGGAGACGTTTGTCTGCTGCGGCTTGATCGCGGCGGATTCGCGTGTGCTGCCACAGGATGCATATCGCTTCTGCTTCAAGTCGCGCGGGTCGGACAGCATGTCGGACAATGATGAGCAAGACCTCACACATGCCGCGTCCGTGATTCTCAGATCATTGGCGGTCGTCGCCACGCGCCGGGTCAATAGCGGCTGCGTCGAGGTCCCGACGATGCAGGGGCAAGGCGAAGACGATGGCTGACCTCTTCGGCGGCGCATCGGCCGGCGCGATGTTCAGATTTGCGCCCTCGAAAGAGGGCGGAAAAACTGACATCGCGATGACGCGCGACGAGATCGTGGCGCGCTTTGGTGTCGCCGATCTCAAATCCCCGCAGGCGCACAAATGCTTTCGCTGCAAGGCGTTGACGGGGACCGCGTTCGGATTTTTGAACCGGCCGGGCGGGCGGCTCGTCTTCGCCTGCACGGCGCATTTTCGGGAGTTGCAGTGATGACGCGACGGTTCACGGCGGAAGAGGATGCGCGGCTGCTGGCGCTGCGCAAGCAGTTTCCCGGCGGCAAGGGCCGGGGCGGCGTCGTCGACATTGCCGCGATCATGGAACGCCAGCCGAGCTCGGTGAGCGCGCGCTTGCGGCATCTCGGCCAAAAAGCGCCGGCCCGGCGAAAATTCACGCCCGAGGAAGATGCGCGCCTGCTGGCGCTGCACGCCGAGCATCCGAGCGCGGCGCCGCGCAAGGGCGAAACCTATTCGCATCCGATCGGCGCGCGAAAGATCGCCGCGCTCATGCAGCGCCCGGTCGGCTCGATCCAATCGCGGCTGAAGAAAATCGAGGGGAGGCAGGCGTGAGCGAGCGGGGCGAGTGGATGCAGACATATACCGGGCGGGCGTTCTACCCGCTCGATCCGCGGCCGCAGGATGTCGCGATCGACGATATCGCGCATGCGCTGGCGCATCTTTGTCGCTATGGCGGTCACTCGCGCTTCTTCTACAGCGTCGCCGAGCATAGCCTGCTGCTCGCGCGCTATGCCGCTGCCTCGCCGGACATGGCGCCGAAGGATGCGGCCGACCTCGCTTTGTGCGCTTTGCTGCACGATGCGTCCGAGGCCTATCTCGTCGATGTGCCGCGACCGTTGAAGATAATGCTGCCGCTCTATGCGGTGATGGAAGCGCGCGTGCAGGCGGCGATTGCGGCGCGCTTCGGCCTATCGCATGGCCTGTCGGGGCTGGTGCGCGATCTCGACCATCGCATTCTGACCGATGAGCGGCTGCAGCTGATGGAGACGCCGCCGCAGCCATGGGCGACGGACGCCGAGCCGCTCGGCGTGATCATCACCGGCATGTCGCCGCGGCGGGCGGAGCGCGAGTTCCTCGACGAGTTTCATCGGCTGCGATGGGGGGCGCGATGACCGCGCTCGCTCATTTCGACGCGGCGCGCGCGGCGCTCGCCGAGGCCTGCCGCATCGATCAGGCGCGCAGGATTCGCGATAGCGCCAAGGCGTTCGAGGCCTATGCGCGCGAGGCGAAGGATGGCGAGCTGATGGCGCGCGCGCTCGAATTGAGCCTGCTCGCCGAACGGCGCGCCGGCGAGCTGCTGATCACCATGGCCGAGAGCGGCGAGCGCGATGCGGGCGCGGGCGGTGATCGAAAATCACGGTCCCGCGACGGAACCGTGAAAACTCTGGCCGAGCTCGGCGTGTCGAAGAAGGAATCGGCGGCGTGGCAACAGGTCGCGCGGCTCGGCGAGCAAGAGTTCGGCGCAAAGCTCGCCGCGACGATCGGCGAGGCGCGGCGCGCGCTCATCGCCACACATGCGGAGCGCCAGGCCGCGAAGAAAGAGGCGCGGGCGCGGCGCGAGGCCGAGCTCGGCGCGGCGCAACGGGCGCTTCCGGATCGACGCTATGGCGTCGTCTATGCGGACCCGGAATGGCGTTTCGAGCCGTGGTCGCGCGAGAGCGGCATGGATCGCGCGCCGGACAATCATTATCCGACCTCCGATCTTTCGACGATCCTCGCGCGCGACGTCGCCTCGATCGCCGCGCCGGATTGCGCGCTGTTCCTGTGGGCGACGGCGCCGATGCTGCGCGAGGGGCTGGCGACGCTCGTCGCCTGGGGGTTCGAATACAAATCGCATTGCGTGTGGGTCAAGGATCGCATCGGCACCGGCTATTGGTGGCGCGCCAAGCATGAATTGCTGCTGCTCGGCGTGCGCGGCGATGTGCCGGCGCCGGCTATGGGGCTGCAATTGCCGAGCGCGATCGAGGCGCCGGTCGCCGAGCATTCGGCCAAGCCCGATGTCTTCGCCGAGCTGATCGAAATCTATTTCCCGTCGCTGCCGAAGATCGAATTGAACCGGCGCGGGCCGGCGCGGAAGGGCTGGGACGCCTGGGGCAATGAGGCCGGTTCATGAGCGAGCAGGTGCGGAAAATCTCGCTCGCCGAGCAGATACGCGCTGTCGAGGCCGCGTGGCGCATCGTCACCGGGCGCGAGCGCGCGCCGGCGCGGGCGGTGGAGCGCGAATATGCGGGCGATGTGCTGGCGCAGGCCCTGGCCTCGCTGCGCTGGCTGAAGGCCCATGAGGGCGATGTGCGGGCGGCCGTGGCGCGCGCGCCGGCGGCTGTTGCTGCGCCTTCTGTGGACGCCGCGCCGGCGGCCGAGCGCGGCAAGCCTTGCGAGTTTCCGATCGCGCGGCGCGCGGCGATGCGCTGCGCCGAGGGCGGCTTTCAGCGCTTTCTGGGCGCCGCCGATGCGGATGGCGCAGCGGCCGAGCTGCGCCGGCGCTGCGGCGTGGCGAGCCGCAAGGATTTCGATCGCGACGAGGGCGCGCGCGGACGCTGGCGCGCGCTCGAGGCGGATTATGCGGCGTGGCTGCGCTGCGCGGATGAGGGGGGCGGCGAGTCGTGATCGTGAAATGTCTCGAAAGTCGCGCCGGCGAGATGACGCGTCCTCTCGTGCGCTGGCACGGCGGCAAATGGTTGCTTGCGCCGTGGATCATATCGAACTTTCCGCAGCACCGCAGTTACGTCGAGCCTTTCGGTGGCGGCGGAAGCGTCTTGCTTCGAAAGCCGCGTTGTTATGCCGAGGTCTATAATGACCTCGACGGACGTGTCGTAAATCTGTTTCGAGTTCTGCGCGACGAGGCGAAAGCGGCTCGGTTGGTCCGAGCGCTCGAATTGACGCCCTTTGCGCGTGAAGAATTTGTCGCGTGCCATTCGCGCGATGGCGACGATGTCGAGCTCGCGCGACGCATGCTCGTCATCTGCTTTCAAGGGTTCGGGTCGAATGCACATGGGCGCGCGACTGGTTTCCGCGCCAATTCGAAGAGAAGCGCGACAACGCCGGCCGGCGACTGGCGCAATTATCCGGATGCGCTCCCAGCGATCATCGAGCGGCTACGCGGCGTGGTCGTCGAGAATCGTCCAGCGCTCGACGTGATGGCGCAACACGATTCGCCGGATACGCTGTTTTATCTCGACCCTCCATATTTGCCGAGCGTGCGAGACCGCGGGCGAGATTACGAGCATGAAATGAGTATCGAAGATCACAGCGAGATGTTGCGCGCCGTGCAATCGTTGTGCGGAATGGTTGTTCTCAGCGGATATGCCAGCGCTCTTTATGACCATTCGCTTGCCGGGTGGTCGCGCGTCGAACGACGCGCGTTCGCGGACGGCGCTCGCGAGCGAGTCGAGGTCCTCTGGCTTAACCCTGCGGCGACACATGCGTTGCCGGAGCCGTCCCTGTTTCTGAGGGGCACGCGATGAGCCTCGAGGCGCTCACTTGGGCGAAGAAGATCGGCGCGCCCTCATCGGGCGCGAAATATCTGCTGATCATGCTCGCGAACTATGCCGGGCGGAAGGGGGAGAGCTTCTATCCGCTCACCGAGATCGCCGACGACATGCAGGTGTCGGTCGATTCGGTGCGGCGCCGGCTCGGCGAGCTGCAGGATGCGGGGATGATCGCCCGCGTGGCGCGGCTTCGCAATGATGGCTCGCGCTCCTCGGACGTCGTCATTCTGCTGATGGACGATGAGACGCGCGGCTTCGCCGAGAGCCTCGGCTGGACCGCGGCGCGCGTCGGCGAGGCGGCGGCCGAAGAGGGCGATGGCGCGGAAAAGCCCGGAATAGAGCCCCTAGCAGATTGCGACCACCCCCCCGCAGATTGCGACCACCCCCTGCGGAATCTGCAAGGGGGTGGTCGCAACTGTGCGACCCCCAAAAAGAACCAACAATTAACCAACACTCAACCATCCCCTACCCCCGCTGCGCGGGGCGAGGTGGAGGTCGCTTCGCTTCGGGAAGAGGCGCAGGCGGCCGAGGGGCGCTGGAAGGCGTTCAAGGACCTCTGGCCCTTCGAGCCCTCGGCCTCTCCGGGGAAGGCGCGGGCGGCGTTCTTCGCGCTCTCGGCGGAGGATCGCGAGCACGCCATCCGCTTCGCGCCGCGCTACCTCGCGGCGACCGAGGGGAAGCGGCGCAAGCATCCGGGAAATTGGCTCGGCGATCGGGACTGGACCGGGTTTCTCGATCAGGAGCGGGAGGCCGCGGCGGCGCGCGAGCGGGTCGAGCAGGCGCAGGCCGAGCGCGATGAGCGCGATCGGGCGCGCTATGGCGGCGTGATCATCTATCCGGACAGCGAGATGGGGCGGCGGCAACATGCGGCGTGGCGACGCTATGACGCGGCGCGGGGCGTCGACAGCCGGCGGGAGCTGCGGAGCTTCCCCTTGGGGCAGGGCTATGTGCGGCCCTCGCGCTTTCCGCCCTCGGGCGGCGAGGCGCGCGACGGGCCGGACGATGCGGCGGCGTGAGACGAGGAGGGCGAGGCGAGCGGGCGGGGATGCGATGAACTGGTATGTGATCGAATGCTATCCGGGGCAGGATTTCGACGTCTGCCGCAAGCTGGCGCAGGCCGATTACAACATCTGGCGGCCGATGAAGAAGATCACCACCACCTTGCGCGAGGGGCCGATGCGCGGGCGGCGCTGTCGATCGGTTCCCCGATTCGGGCGCTATCTGTTTCTCGACTGCGAGCTGACGCCGGGGCGTCGCTTCGCGATATCCACAGAAACGGGCGTGCGTGGGTTTCTGAAGCGAGCGGGCGTCGACGAGCCGGCGATCGTGCCGGACGAATGGATGAATTTCCTGATGTTCGGCAAGGCGATCGAGGATCGGCGCGGGATCGTGTTCGCTCCCGGAACGCGCGTCACGGTGAATGCGGGGCCGCTGCGCGGGCGCGAAGGCGTCGTGAGGTCGGTTGACGACGGAACTGCCAAGGTCATACTCGACGCATTCGGATGCTTGGCCGTCGAGTCGAGCTATCTCGATCCCCTGGTGCTATGCCGCGCGATGAGCGAGAGGCGTCCGACGGGGCGGGAGACACGATCCGAACGAGATGGCACTCCGGCGCCCATGCGCACGAAAGCCGGAGACGCGAGCCCTGGTGCTATGCCGCAGGCGTCCGAGGGGCAAGCGTGACGAGACCCGCCATCGGCGGGAAGTGCGAAGCTATGAGCGCTCTCACACATGGCCACAGCCCCGCGCAACGCGGGCCGTCGCGGCGACGCACGGCCCGACAGCGACGCCGACTATGAGCGCCGCCGCCGCGACGGGCTGGCGTGGCGGGCCTGGTATGGGCTGCGGCGCTGGCGCGCGCGGGCCAAGGCGCAGCTCGCCGACGAGCCGCTGTGCCGCATGTGCGCCGCCGAGGGCAGGGTGACGGCGGCGACCGTCGCCGATCACATCGAGCCCCACCGCGGCGACCCCGCGCTCTTCTGGGCCGGCGCCCTGCAGAGCCTATGCGCCCCGCACCACAACCGCGCGAAGCAGCGCGCCGAGGCCGCCGCCCGCCACCCCTGACCAGCGCCCGCCCGCACCCCCGGGGGGTGGCAAAAGTCCAACGCGTCCCGCCCGCGACCGGTCGCCTAATCCGGCGAAAAATACCGCGTTATTCTGGAAACTTTTTTTGTTGTGGAGCCAATGGGCCGTCGACCTGACACGCCGGGCATGCAGGCAGCGAAAGGGGCTCCGGGCAAGCGGCTCTCCAAGGCGGAGCGCGCGCGCCTCGAGGCCGAGCGTCTCGCCGCCGTCATCGCCGCCGCTCCCGCCGAGTCCACCGACCCTTTCGCGCCGCCCGTCATGCTGCTCGACGAGCGGTTGAAGCCGGCCCTCACCGTCTGGCGCGAGCTCGCCGGCGAGCTGCGCCAGCTCAACATCGTGCGGACGCTCGATCGCTACACCTTCGCGGTGCTCTGCCTCTCGATCGCCGACTATATGGCCGCCGTCGACAACATCCTCGTCAACGGCGCGCAATATTGGGCGAAGACTCACGGCGGCAATAAGATGCTCCGCACCAATCCCGCCGTCCTCGTCAAAGAGCGCCTCGGCAAGTTCATCTTCGACGCCGCCGCCGAGTTCGGCCTCACGCCGCTGCGGCGCTACGCCCTGCTGCGCGAGCAGTCGCAATATGGCGGCGGCCCGCGCGCCCCCGCAGCGCCCGCCGAGGCCGCCGCCAAGGATACCGATCTGATCGGCCTCGCCGCCGTCCACGACGCCGAGCCGCCCTGCACCCAGCATTGACGTGCCTGAAACTCTCCGCGCCGCCCCGCTCATTCACGCGGCGGCGGCCGACCTCCCCGAGTTCATCGCGCGCGGCGCCGCCGAGGGCTGGGATTGGCCGACCATCTTCTGGCGCCGCGCCGCCGCCACGCCCGGCACGTGGTATGACGCCGCCAAGGCCGACTTCATGGTGGACCTGTGGCCGGACATCTTCGTCCTCACCGATCTGCGCTTCGCCGGCGTCCCCTTCCGCCTGGCGCTGTGGCAGGAGATCACGGTCCGCCTGCTGTTCGGGTGGAAGATTCCGACCGAGATCGTCGACCCGCGAACCGGCGCGAAAACCATCGCGCATGTCCGCCTCTTCCGCCGCTTGCTGCTGTGGATCGCCAGGAAGAACGGAAAGTCTGAATTTCTGGCGTCCCTCGCTCTCGCGTTTTGGGCCATCGACGCCGTCTATGGCGGCCAGGGCTATTGCTTCGCGCTCAACGAAAAGCAGGCAGGAACGGTCCTCACCAAAATGAAGGCGATGATCGCGCAACAGCCGCGCCTCGCGCGCGAGCTCGCCGTCTTCGGCAAGTCGATCTGGTGCGCGCGCAAGCTCGCCCGCTTCGAGCGGCTCACCGGCAAGGCGGCCGGCAAGCACGGCATGTCGCCCTATGTCTCGGTCGGCGACGAGATGCACGAATGGGACTCGCGCGATCTCGACACCACGATTCGGCAAGGCATGGCCGCGCAGCTGCAGCCGATCGAGCTGTTCGCCTCCACCGCGGGCCTGAAAACCGCCGTCGTCGGCTATGATCTCTACAAGGAATCGCGCGCCATTCTCGCCGGCCCGATCGAGCCGCCCGACGCCGGCGCCGACACCGGCGAGGGCATTTACGATCCGCGCTCGCTCGTCGTGATGTTCGGCCTCGAGGATGACGACGATTGGCGCGACGAGGACAATTGGCGCAAGGTCAATCCCAATCTCGGCCTGTCGCCGACGATGGACTTCCTGCGCGGCGAATATGCGAAGGCCCGCAACAACCCGCGCGCCGAAAGCCATTTCCGCCGCTATCACCTCAACCAATGGGTCGACGCCAGCATCCGATGGCTGAATGTCGCCCGCTGGGATGCTTGCGCCGCCGACAAGCAGGCTTGGAAAACCCGCGCCGAAACGCTGCGCGGCCGCGCCTGTTACGGCGGGCTCGATCTCTCCTCGGTCAAGGACCTCACCGCCCTCGTCTGGATTTTCCCGCCGGAGGAAGCCGGCGGAAAGCTCGAGATCATCGCGAAATTCTGGTGCCCGGAAGAGACGATCGAGCAGCGCTCGCGCGAGGATCGCCTGCCCTATGACCGCTGGGCGAGAATGCAGGCGCTCACGCCGACTCCCGGCGACATGGTCGATCAGAACTATGTGATGCGCGCCATCCTCGAGGATGCGCAGGTCTTCGATGTGAAGATGATCGGCTATGATCCGATGTTCGCAACCAAGCTGATCTCGGACCTGCAGGAGGAAGGCTTCGGCGCCGAGCGCATGCTCAAAGTCCGCCAGGGCCATCTCACCCTCGCCGAGCCGACCAAGATGCTCGAGGTCGAGGTCCTCGCCGGCCGCTTCGATCATGGCGGCCAGCCGGTGTTGCGGCAAATGGCGCAGAACGCGCACATCGCCTTCGATCGCAACATGAACTTCGTGCCGTCCAAGAAGCACAGCGCCGAAAAGATCGACGGCATTGCGGCGAGCGTCAACGCGCTGACGGCCATGCTGCATGCCGAAGACAAAACCTCGGCCTACGAATCCGACCGCCTCATCATCTAAGGCTGGCATTCAGTGACAGACGCCATCGCATCGAGACTGAGCAGCGCGCGCCGCCGTCGCCGCGCCGCGGCGGCCTCGGCGCCGCGCGCGAGCGGGCAGAGCTTCGCCGGTCTCGATGATCCGGCGTTCCTCGAATTCGTTCGCACGGGCCGCAATTCCATCTCGGCTTACGAGACATCGGCCGTGGTGCGTTGCATCGATCTGCGCGCCGGCGCCATCGGCATGTTGCCGCTGCGCCTCATGCGCAAAGCGTCGGCTGGCGGCGGCGTGGCCGGCGAAGCGGAGGATCATCCGCTCTTCGATGTGCTCATGCACGAGCCGAACGCTTTTCAGACGGCTTATGAGTTCAAGCGGCTGATGGAGATGCGCGTCCTGTCGCAGGGCGACGCCTTCGCGCGCATCGTCCGCACGGGGCAGCGCATCGCCGGGTTGCTGCCGATCGACCCGGCCGGCGCCGATGTGGAAGTTCAAGGCGACGGCCGCCTGCGCTATCGGTTCACGCAGAGCAATCGCAGCTTCGATCTGCCGCAGGAGGAGGTCTTTCATCTTCGCGGCTTTTCGGTCGATGGCGTGCGCGGTCTCTCGATGCTGACGCTCGCCGCCGAGGCGATCGGCCTCTCGCGCGAGGCTTCGGCGTCGCTGTTCTCGATCTATAAAACCGGCATGGCGGCCGGCGGCGCGCTCAAACATCCGAATAAACTGAGCAAATCGGCAAAAGAGGATTTGAAGCAGCAGCTCGAGAGCTATGCCGGATCGAAGAACCGTGGCCGCTTCATGGTGCTCGATGAAGGTATCAGCGTCGAGCATTTCCAGCAGACGGCCAAAGACGCGCAGACGATCGAGACGGCGCGTCACATGGTCGAGGACATCGCCCGCTTCTTCGGCGTCCCGCGCCCGCTGATGGGCATGGATGACACGTCCTGGGGCTCCGGCGTCGAGCAGCTCGCCATTCTGTTCGTGCGCTTCGGCCTCGCGCCGAGCTTCGCCAATTGGGAGCAGGCCATTCGCCGCTCGCTGCTCACGCGCGAGGAAAAGCGCCGCTACACGATCGATTTCGACGAGCGCGAATTGCTGCGCGGCTCGATGAAGGATCAGGCCGAGTTCTTCGCCAAAGCGTCCGGCTCCGGCGGTCACAAGCCGTGGATGGAGGCGAACGAAATCCGCGATCTCGTTGGCCTCCCGCCGCGTCCGGACGGCGTCGGCCTCACGCCCCCCGGCGTTCAATCGCCCGCATCACCGCAACAATGAGGCTTTCGCATGTCGCTCCGCCAGCTCCCCGCGGTCAAAGCCTTCGAGCGTCCCGATTCTTATCAGTGGGACGCCCCGTCCTCGGCGCTGGAGCTCTGGGCCGCCGCGCCCATGGTCGCGCCCCAGGCCGCGGCCGAATCCGATCAGACGATCACGATCTATGATGTGATCGGCGAGGATTACTGGACCGGCGGCGGCTTTACGGCGAAGCGCATGTCGGGGGCGCTGCGCGCGATCGGCGAGAAGCCCGTCACCGTCTCCATCAATTCGCCGGGCGGCGACATGTTCGAAGGCCTCGCCATCTTCAACATGCTCAAGGACCACAAGGCCGAAGTGACGGTGAAGGTGATGGGCCTCGCCGCCAGCGCCGCTTCGCTGATCGCCATGGCCGGCGATCAAATCCTGATGGGCCAGGGCTCGTTCCTGATGATTCACAACGCCTGGGGCGTCGTCGTCGGCAATCGCCACGACATGCGCGCCGGCGCCGACATGTTCGAGCCCTTCGACTCGGCGATGGCGGAAATCTACGCCGCGCGCTCGGGACAGACGGGCGACAAGATCGCGGCGATGATGGACGCCGAAACCTTCATCAATGCCAAGGATGCGCGCGACCTCGGCTTTTCGGACGGCGACTTCGCCGCGCCGGAAGGCGACGCCGCCTCCGATGGCGGGGCCAGCGCGCGCATGCAGTCGCGCCGCCGCCTCGAAGCTCTTCTCGCGAAACAGGGCGTGCCGCGTTCCGAGCGGCGCAAGATGTTTCGCGACGCCGGCATGCGCGACGCTGCCGATCCCGCCACGCCTCGCGCTGGCTTCGACCACACCGGTTTCGATATGGCGGCGGCCGAGCGGCTGCTCGCGACTCTCAAAGCCTGAAAGGATCAAGCATGAGCATGCACACCTCGCCGCTCGCCTATCGCGGCGTGACGCGCCTGCGCGCGGAAGGCGACCCGAACAAGATTCTCGTCGAGCTGAACAAGGCCTTCGCCGACTTTCGCGCGGCGCATGACGAGCAGCTGCGCGGGATCGACAAGCGCTTCGCCGATGTCGTCAGCGCCGAAAAGGTCGATCGCATCAATGCGGCGGTCGGCGATCTGCAGGGTGCGCTCGACGAAGCCAATCAGCGCATCGCGGCGCTCGCGTCCGGCGGCGCCGGCGGCGCGCCGGGCCGCCCGCGCGACGCCGAATATACCAAGGCCTTCCTCGCCCATATGCGCCGCGGCGATGTGCAGGCCTCGCTCAACAAGGGCACGGCGTCCGAGGGCGGCTATCTGACGCCGGTCGAATGGGATCGCACCATCACCGATCGCCTCGTCAATATCTCGCCGATGCGCGCCATCTGCCGCGTGCAGTCGATCTCGACGGGCGGCTTTTCCAAGCTGTTCAACAATCGCGGCACGGCGTCGGGTTGGGTGAACGAGACCGCGGCGCGCACCGTGACGGCGACGCCGACTTTCGGGACGCTCACCTACACGCCCGGCGAAATTTACGCCAACCCGTCCGCGACCCAGCAGCTGCTCGATGACGCCGAGGTCGATATCGAGCCCTGGCTCGCCGGCGAGGTGGAGACGGAATTCGCCTATCAGGAAGGAATCGCGTTCGTTTCGGGCGATGGATCGAACAAGCCGAACGGCGTGCTCACCTATATCACCGGCGGCGCCAATGCGGCGGCGCATCCCTGGGGCGCCATCCTCACCGTCAACAGCGGTCACGCGTCGCAGGTGACGTCGGACGGAATCGTCAATCTCATCTATGCGCTGCCGTCCCAATATACGTCAGCTGCGCGCTTCGCGATGAACCGTGACACACAGAACAAGATTCGCCTGCTCAAGGACGGGCAGGGCAATTACCTGTGGCAACCCTCCTATCAGGCGGGCCAGCCGCCGACGCTGTGCCAATATCCGATCACCGAATTGGCGGCCATGCCCAATGTCGCGGCCGGGACCAAGCCCGTGCTCTTCGGCGATTTCGACATGGGCTATCTGATTGTCGACCGGATCGGCGTGCGCGTGCTGCGCAATCCCTACAAGAACCCGCCCTATGTCGAGTTCTACACGACGAAGCGCGTCGGCGGCGGCCTGCTCAACCCCGATGTGCTGAAGGCGCTCAATATCTCCGCCTGATCGCTGATCGCGAAGCTCCGCGCGTGGCTCCTCGCGCGCCGCGCGCTCATGAAAGGACGATGGTCATGAAACTGGCGAAAGACTTCTATTGCGCGCCCATGGGCGAAATCTATCCGCGCACCATTCCGGCCGGCGAAGCCTGCCCGCCGGAGCTCGTCGACTCGGCGCGTGCGCTCGGCCTCCTCGAGGAAGAGGATAAGGGCGCGGGCGACGGCAAGGCCGGCGGGAAGCCCGGCGCCGATAAGAAGGCCGGCGGCGCGACCGGCGCGGGCGCGTAATCGCCATGTCCGGCGTCTGGCGCCTCGTCGCGCGCTCCTCCACCACCATCGTCTCGCTCGCCGAGGCGAAGCGCCAGACGAACACGGAGGATTTTACCGATGACGATGCGCTGCTGACGTCGCTGTGCGATCTGGCGACGCATCATCTCGACATCGGCGGCAACATCACGCGCCGTCCTCTGCTGACGCAGACATGGGAATATCTCGCGCCGGCGCCGATCTGCAGCGCCGATCTCCTCGAGGCGCGGCTGCGCAAGCTGCCCTTGTCCGCGGGCTTCCGGCTCGATCGCGCGCCGCTGCAGGCGGTCACGAAGGTCGAGGCGATGCAGAGCGGCGCCTATGTCGAGATTCCGCGCGAGCAATTCGTGACGCGGAGCCTCTCCGATGCGGCGACCTGGCTGCGCCTTTCCGCTGATCTTTCCTGGCCCGATGCGGATGTCGATGAGGAGGCGTGGCGCATCACCGTCCGCCTCGGCTATGGCGACTCCGCGAGTGATGTCGAGCCGGCGCTCCGCCACGCCGCATTGCTGCTGATCGGCCATCTCTATCAGCATCGTGAGGCGGTGAGCGGCTTCGGCTCGGATTTGACCGCGACGCCGCTCGGCTTCGACGCGCTGATCGCGCCGCATCGCTTCCACGACATCTAAAGGACGCCCGATGTCGACTGAATCGGAAATCGCCGAGCTGCGCGAGGAAATCGCCACGGCGCGCCAGCAAACCGCCGATCTCGCCGAGGTCCTGGAAGCGCACAAGCGCCGCACAGGCCTGCAGCTCCGCGACCTCGAGAACGAACGCGATAGGCTGAAAGCGCAAGTCGCCCAGCTCGAGGAAATGGCGATGTCGCTGCGCAAGAAACTGAGGGCCTCATGACCCTCTTCGCCGCCGAATCCTACATCCGCGAGCTGCAAGACGCGCTGCGCCCGCTGCCCGAGCCCGCCCTCGCGGCAAAGGCCGAGCGCTATACGGCCTACACCGCCGCCGGCCTCGTCACCCTCGCGCCGACCATGGCGGCGCTGGCCGAGTCCGATCGCTGCGCCCTCGTCGCCGAATGCGCCCGCCGCATGGTGAAGGCCGCCGGCGGCGATCTCCGCCCGCCCCGCCATTGCGAGCGCAGCGAATCCATCCAGAGCCACCCCGCAATCGCCGCCGAAAGGACCTGACGCCATGACCCTCTCCGTGAAGCTCGATTTCGCCCTCACCGTCGCCCAGGCCGCCGCCGGCAATTTCGGCGACGGCCCGATCTATCGTGCCCAGCTCGCCGTCCTGAAAATGTTCGGCAATGGCGTCGGCGCCGATCAGGTCGACAAATTCGTGATGCTCGAACGACAAGTGGCCTCGGCGACCAATGACGATATCGATCTCTCCGGCGTGCTCACCGGCGTCATGGGTGAGACGGTCACCTTTGCGCGGATCATCGCCGTCGCCCTCGTCAATGCCCCAAAGCTGGACAGCGCCGCGCGCAATACCACCAATCTGACGGTAGGCGGCGGCTCCAATCCGTTCTTGGGCTTCCTCGGCGGCACCACGCCGACGCTCGGCCCGTTCCGTCCCGGCGCCGGCGTCGTCCTCTGGGCTCCCGATTCGACCGGCTTCGGCGCCGTCACCAACGCCAGCAATGACATTCTCCGCATCGCCAACAGCTCCGGCGCCGCGGCGACCTATCAGCTCGGCATCATCGGCCGCTCGGCTTAAAGCAACATGCAAGCCGGCCGCATGCGCTATCTGGTGACGATCCGCCGCCGCGAGGTCATTCCCGGCGACCCCGGCGGCGTCCCGCGCGGCGATTATGCCGACGCCTTCACCACTCGCGCCGCCTTCGCACAATTGTCGGCGATGAAGGCGGCGGAAGCCGGCCTCGTCGAAGATCAGGCGCACGGCCAGCTCACCGTCTACGACTGCGCCCAAAACCGCACCATCACCGCCGCCGATCGCATCTCCTTCGCCGGCGCCGATTGGTCGATCGAGAGCGTCCAGCTCCCCGACAAGCTGCGCCGCTGGATCAAGATCGACGTGGCCCGCAAGATTGGAGGGTGAGATGAGCCCATTCGAAGCCTTGCGCAATGCGATCATCGCGGCGCTGCAGGGCAATGCCGATATTGCCGCGATCGTCGAGGCGAAGATCTATGACGAGATTCCGCGCGACGCGCGCGGCGACCCGAGCGACGCCATCGCGCCTTACATCTATCTCGGCGTGCTCGAATGGCGACGCGCCGAGATCGGCTGCCACCGCTCCTATGACGTCTCGCTCGCCATTCACGCGGTCTCGACGGGTTTCGGGCGCGCCGACATCTGGCGCCTGCATGACGCCATCGTGCCGGCGCTCGATCTCGCCGAGCTCACCCTCGCCGGCGGCCATGCGGCGACGCCGCTGCGCTGCACGGCCGGCGGCGACACGCCGGCGCTGGCGGCGCCGAAGGAAGTCACCGTCCTCCTGCAAACGCTGCTCTCCGACGCCAATCCGTGACCCGAAAGGACCGAACATGACCGTCAGCCTCGTGAACCCCTTGCCGGGGCAGAAATTCTATCTCCTCGTCGGCGACGGCGCGGTGTCGGAAGCCTTCACCTTCCTCTGCGTCGCCACCACCGTCAGCTCCAAGCATGGCGCCGAGGTCGAGGACGCCTGGGTGCCGGATTGCAACGACCCCACCGCGCTCGCCGCGCGCTCCAGCGCCGTGAAGGGCCTCACCTGGGATTTGACCGCCAGCGGCAAATGCGACCCCGCCAAGGCCTGCTATCGGCGCGTCATCGCCGCTTATCGTTCCGGCCAGCCGATTAATCTCCAGCTCATGCGCGATCTTCCCGGCGCCAGCGGCGGCGATGTCGAGCAAAGCGCCTTCATCGTCACCGATTGGTCGGAGGGGTCCTCCGATCGCGGCCTCGTCACCTTCGATCTGAGCCTGCGCGGCCAGGGCTATCCGACCGTCACCGCCAACGCCTGAGGCCATCATGCCGCAAACCTGCATTCACGCCGATCTCGCCGGCCGCCGCCGCAAATTCGAGCTGCGCCTCGGCGAGATCGGCGAATTGGAGCGCCTCTGCAACGCCGGCATAGGCGCGATCTACATGCGCCTCGTCTCCATGCAGTGGCGCAATGACGACATCCGCGAGACCATCCGCCTCGGCCTGATGGGCGGCGGCGCCAGCGAGCCGGACGCGACCATGGTGGTGATGCGCTATATCGATCCGGAGCCGAAGGGCCGCCACCTCGCCCTCGCCGCGTCGATCCTCTCGGCCTGCATAGAGGGAGCGCCCGAGGGAAACGCCGAAGGGGAGGGGCCGAAGAGCGACGCCTCGGAGACCTCTCCCCCTTCTACGAAGTCGGCGGCGCCCTCCGCTTGAGCCCGCGCGAGGTCGATCGCCTCACGCTGGCCGAGTTCGACGCGATGATCCGCGGCTATGCGCGCTCGCGCGGCGCCAAGGTCGATGTCGCCTCGGATGACGAGTATTTCGAGGCCCTGGCCGCCTTCGAAGCCGCCGGCCTCGCCTGACTCTGGACCGCGAGCCTCCAGGCTCGCTCTTTCGACGCCGAGGAAACCATGGCGCTCTCCTTCCGATTCCCCATCAGTGACGAGCGCGTCGTCATCGGCGTCGGCGGCGCGTTCGGCCCCGAGGTCCGCGCCCGCGCCTTCGCCGATATGGTGCGGCAGGATGTCGCCCGCATAGACGACGAGAACGCCCGCGCCGCCGGCGCTCGCCTGCCGTATGACATTTCGATCGACCGCAGCGGCGCCGACTTCTCGCGCATCACCGTCAAGAGCGAGATCGTCGCGCGCTGGCGGCTCGGCCATGGCGCGGTCGAGTTCATCTGGCGCATGTTGCGCAATTCCGGCCCTCATAAATCCGGAGCCTATCGCGCCTCCATGCGCTGCTATGCGGATGGCCGCGAGATCAAGGACCCGACCGAAGCGGCCGGCGCCCGCGAGGTGATGTTCCTGTCGATCGTGCCTTATGCCCGCAAGATCGAGCGCGGACAAAAGGGCTATTCGCCCGGCAAGGTCTATGAGGCGGTCGCACAAGCGGCGAAAGCCCGTTACGGCAAAGCCGCGATCATCAAATTCACCTATGCGACGCCGGCCGGTCCAGCCCCGGCGCTCACATCTTGGGCGGCCCGCAGCGCCACCGCCGCATCGCAGCGCAAGCGCAAAGGCCGCGACAATCCGCTGCGGCAGCCGGCCATTCTGATTTTCCTGGAGGCGAGATGAGCGATCTGAAGCGCGAAGCGCTCTATGTGCTGAAAGAGGAGGGCGTCGACGAAACCGCCGCGAGCCTCGCGAACCTCGCGGACCAAGAGCGCGCGGCGGCGGCCGCCGCAGAGATCCTGCAGCGCCAGCAAAAGCTACAGGACGATTCGACGACGCGCCTCGGCTCGAAGATCGAGCAGCTGACGCGCAAGCATGATCCGCTGCACAAATCCACTCAGGAGCTCGCGCGTTTCGAGGGGCTGGTCACAGTCGCACGCAAAGAGGGACTGCCCGTCAGCGATGCGGTCGTTCGCTCGCTCGATCTCGCGCGCGAAAAGCATCGCCAGTTGTCGGCGGCGATGAACGACAATGCCAAATCCTCCGGCCTCGCGCGCCATGAATTGATCAATCTGGCGCAGCAGGGCCAGGATGTCGTCGTCAGCCTCGCCGGCGGGCAAAATCCCTTCACCGTCCTGTTGCAACAGGGCTCGCAAATCGGAACGGTTCTCGGCGCGCATCAGGGCGGCGCCGGCGCGGCGATCAAATCCCTCGGCGGTTTGATCGGCGGCCTGCTCACCCCGACCGTCGTGGCGACGGGAGCCGTCGCGGCGCTCGGCGCCGCGACGCTGGCGGCGGCGTCGCATGCGGTCGCCAAGCTCGAGGAAATCGACGCCGGCGCGCGCAAGGCCGGCGTCTCCTCCGATTTCTTCCAGGTCTGGACCAAGCAAGCCAAGATCCTGAAGCTCGAGGTCGACGATCTGACCGCCGCGCTCGCCGCGGCGCGCGCGGCGTCGGCCGACACGCTGGAAAAGGGCCAGGTGCAAATCGGCTCGGGCGGCAAGCTGCTCGCCGAGCTGCAGAGCGCGGGCAAAATCTCGCGCGGCGATCTCGCCTCCTATCTCGGCGCCGATACGCAGGATGCGCGTTTGAACGCGGTGTTGCGCATCATGCGCGAGCTGCTCGCCGCCGGCCGCGAGGTCGAGGCCTTGAAGCTCGGCGAGGCTTTCTTCGGCGCGCCGGAGACGGTGCAGAAAATCGCCGACGGCTTGAAGGCCGGCAAGCTCGATATGGAGGCGCTGACCGCAGAGGCGAAAGGCGCGGGAGCGATTTTCGACGCCGAACTGGTGAAGCGCTCGGAAGAGCTGAACGCCGAGCTCGTCGTCGCTTATGCGCATCTCTCCGATTCGCTGAAGCCGGTCATGCAGGAGCTGGGCGTCCTCGGCCTGGCGCTGCGCGGCGCCTGGGTGGGGATCGTCGAGAACATCGCGGCGGCGGTGCAAAAGGCCGAAGCGCTCTATGCTCGTGTGCGCCCGGTCGTCGAGTTCATCGCTCGCGCCAAGCGCGACGGCGAGGCGATCAATCAGCTGACCACGCCGCATGCGGCCGGCGAGCCGGCGGCGAAGGTTTTCGACCGCATGCGCGGCCAGTCGACTCAGGTCTATGGCCCCGTCTATCGGCCCGAGGCGACAGGCGCGAGCAACGCCGACGTGCAAGGCGCGGTCGACACAAATCGATCGGCCGCCGCCGCCTTTTTGAAGGGGCTGGAGCCCGACACGAAAACCAGCGGCGCCGGCCGCTCGCGCGCGCCGGCGGCCGAAAAAACCGATCAGGTCGAGACCTATCTCGCGCAGCTGCGCAAGAGCGTCGAGGTGCTGCAGGCCGAGGCGGACGCGCAAGGCAAGAGCAACGCCGAGAAAGAGCGCGCCGTCGATCTCGCTCGCGCCGAGGCGGCGGCGCGCGAACGCGGAACGCCGCTCACCGAAAAGGAAATCGCCGATATCGAACGCCTCGCCGCGGCGCGCGCCGGCCTGCGCCAGCGCATAGAGGACACGACGCGCGCCGAGGAAGCCGCGCGCCAGCAGATGCAATATTTCGGCAATATCGCCGCCGACGCTTTCGAAAAAGCGATACAGGGGGGCGCCAGCCTCGACGACACGCTGCAGAGCGTGCTCAAATCGCTCGAATCCGCGGCGCTGAAAGCGGCGCTGCTCGGCGAAGGTTCGCTCGCGAACCTGTTCGGGACGCAGGGCGCGAAGGGCGAGACCGGCGGCCTCATCGGCGCGATCGGCTCCATCGCGAGCAACCTCTTCTCCGGCAAATTCGCCGCCGGCGGCACCATCCCCGCCGGCCGCTGGGGCGTCGTCGGCGAGCATGGGCCGGAGCCGGTCTATGCCGGCGACATGCCGCTCTCGGTCATGCCCAGCGCCATGGCGCGGTCGGCCTTCGGCGCGGCGCGCGGCGGCTCCGGCGCGGCGGCGTCGCCCTCGGAGATTCACATTCACCAATCGGCCAACACCGCCGTCGCGGTGAAGGAATCGCGCACGCCGCAGGGCGGCCGCCGCACCGATATTCAGGTGGTGGAGGCGGTCACCTCCGCGCTGCAATCGTCGGCGGGCCGCGCCACGCTCACGCAAATGGGCCTTCGCCCGAAGCTCCCGCGCTGGTGATCTCATGGCTTTGGTGAGATGGCCCTCGGACCTGCCGCAGCGCGTGTTGTGGGAGGGCTATTCCGAGCAGCCGGCGGACGGCCGCCGCTTCACGGCGACCTCGGTCGGCCCGCCGAAGACGGCGGGCCTCTCGTCGCGCACGCCGAAGCAAGTCCCTTGTGCGCTCATTCTCGATTACGCCGGCAAGGCGCGGCTCGAGCGCTTCGAGGAGATCGACACGCGCGGCTGCCGCCTGCCGTTTCTGATCCCGGCTCAGTCATATGACGGCCTGCCATTCTGCGACGCCGCCGGCGCGCGCCTCATCGATCACCTCGGCAATGTCTTCACCGCCAGCCGCAACTGGCTGGTGATCTTCGCCCAGGGCGCGACGCCTCAATACGCCCGCCGCGCCCATGACTGGCGCGTCACCTTCACTCTGCTGGTGCTACCCTAATGCCGCGCGTCCCATTGGGCTTCCGCCGCGCCATCACCGATCCGTTCTCGGCCGAGGATCAAGCGCTCTTGCTGACGATTACTCACCCCGATCTCGACGCCCCTGTCTATCTCTCCACCGATCCGACCGACCGCCTCTCGGTCGATCCGCCGAGCTATGGCACGGTCTCCGGCGACATCACCTATCTCTATGTGCAGATGACGGCGGTGCTGCCCGACGACAATCCGAAGACGCCGCGCCGCACGTCGCTCGAATTCGGCAATGTCGACGCCTCCTATGTCGCGCTCGCGCGCTCCTTCCTCACGCCGGCGCGCGTCGACATGGCCCTCGTCTTCGTCTCTGACCCGAATGCGGTGATGAAACGCTTCGCGCGCATGTGGCTCACGCGCGCCTCGGGCACGGACACCACCATCGCCTTCGATATCGGCCGCTTTCGCGCCGACAACATCCCCGCCGGCCGCCGCATCACCGTTCAGGAATGCCCCGGCCTGCGCGGCTCCTCCTCCTCATGACGCACTGGTCGACCGATTACATCGGCCTGCCCTGGCGCGCCGGCGGGCGCACGCGCGACGGCGTCGATTGCTATGGGCTGGCGCGCCTCGTCTATGCCGAGCGCCTCGGCATTGATCTGCCCGGCTATGACGAATCCTACGCGACCGCCGAGGAATGGGTGGAGCTCGCCGCGCTGATCGACGGCGGCCTCGCCGCCGGCCCCTGGCGCGAGATCGCGCTCGACGAAGCGCGCGAATATGACGGGCTGCTGTTTCGCCGGGGCGGCCTCGCGACACATATCGGCCTGTTCGTCGCGCCCGGCCTGGTGCTCCATGCGAGCGCTGGCCGCGCCTCGGCGATCCAGCGCCTCGAGCGCGTGCCGCTCGCGCTCGCCAAAATCCTGCGCCACTCCTCCCGCCCCTGATAGGAGCGACATGCTTCTTCCCGCGCCCGCCGGCGCCCGCATCATCGCGGCGCCGAGCTTCGATCCGTCGCGCCATGTGACGCTCGATGCGCCGGCCGGCGCGTCGATCGCCGAGATCGTCGCGCTGGCTCTGCCCTGCGCCAGCTCTGACCTGCTCGCCAATGTGCGCGTCGCTATCGGCGCGGAGATCATCGAGCGCGAGCGATGGGAGACCGAACGGCCGCCCGCCGGCGACATCGTGCTGATCCGCGTGCTGCCCGGCAATAGCGGCACATTGCGCACGGCGCTCTCGCTCGCCGTCACCGTCGCGGCCTTCGCCGCCGGGCAATTCTGGCTCGGCCCGGCGCTCGCCTCCTCGTCGCTCGGCGCCTCGCTCGGGCTCACGCAAGCGACCGCGGCGTCGCTCGCCTCGGGCCTCGCCATCGGCGCCAGCCAGGCGCTGCTCAATGCGCTGGTGCCGCTGCGCAGCAGCAGCTCGACCACGAGCGGCGACACATCGCCGAGCTATGCGGCCACCGGCTGGCGCAACACCAACAACCTCGGCGGCTTCTTCCCCGATGTGCTCGGCGAAATCCGCTTCTCGCCGCCCTATGCGGCGCTGCCCTATACGGAGGTAGTCAACGGCCAGACCTATCTGATCTGCGCCTTCCTCTTCGGCTATGGCCCTTTGGAGATCCCCGAGGATCAATTGCGCATCGGCGACACGCCGATCTCCAAATATGCCGAGGTCGAGCTCGAGATCCGCGAGGGCTATGCGGATGACGAGCCGATCACGCTCTATCCGCAGCAAGTGGCGCAGGAAGATTTCAACATCAGCCTGAAGAAGTCCTATTCCGACCAGTTCGGCGCCGCGACGCGCTCCACCGCCTCCGACGTCGCAGAGAGCGAGATCGTCGTCACCTTCACGAATGGTCTCTTCCACATGCGGACGGATGTCTCCGGCGGCAAGTCGACGACCTATGCCAAGCCCTTCGCCGTGCAGTTCCGCATCTCCGAGCGAAAGGCTGGCGTCGACGATTGGTCCGAGGTCGAGGTGTGGACCGTGCCGGATGTGCGCTTCTCGGGCTTCCAGGCGTCCCGTCGCTGGCCGCATCCGGAGCGCGGCGATTGGCAAGTGAAATGCGAGCGCCTGACGCCCGATTGGGATGACTACTCCACCGGCTCGCAAGATCAGATCGTCTCCGCCGCGACATGGACGACGCTCCGCTCCTTCCGCCCCGAATATCCGTTCAACTTCACCCATCCGATGGCGCTCGTCGTCGCGCGCGTGCGCGGCACCGATCAGCTCAACAGCGTGCTCGACACGCTCAACGGCCTCGTGCGCCGCATCTGCTGGGATTGGGATGCGGAGAGCGGCCAATGGGTGAAGCGGGCGACGCGCAATCCCGCCTCGCTCTATCGCTATGCGCTGCAGCGCTCTTCGGCGCTCTATCCGATGGAGGATGAGGACATTGACCTCGAATGGCTCGAGACGCAGTTTCACCCGTTCTGCGCCGCGAACGGCCTCACCTATGATCGCGTCCACGACTTCGAGCAGACAGAACAGGAGATGTATGACGACATCTGCGCCGCCGGCCGCGCGCTCTCGCGCGACGATGGCGCGAAATGGACCGGCTTCATCGATCGCCCGCAGGAGATCGTCTATCACCATGTGTCCGCCCGCAACGCCTCGGAGTTTTCGTTCGAGCGGCCCTATGTGATCCAGCCCGACGCTTTCGGCGTCGATTTCCTCGACTCGACCAATGATTACAAAGCGGCTAAGCGCATCGTGCCTTGGCCCGGCTTCGTCGGCGAGCCGCAGAACATCGAGAGCATAGAGCTACCCGGCGTCACCCATCCGGACAATATCTGGCTGGAGGCGCGCAAGAAGCAATATGAGGCGATCTATCGCCCCGACTCCATCACCATGATGCAGGACGGCGAGGCGCTGATGGCGGCGCGCGGCGATCTCTGCCATGTCAATTATCCGCTGCTGCATGCGTCGAACCAATCGCTGCGCGTCAAGGCGGTGAATGGCGCGGCCGTGGTGCTCGACGATCGCGTCGAGATGGAGGCCGGCAAGTCCTACGCCATTCGCATTCGCCAGCTCGCGAGCGTCGAGGGCGCGGAAGACCAGAGCATCCTGCGCAGTGTGATGACTGTGCCCGGCGATCAGGATGCGGTGATCGTCACCGGCTCGGGGACCATGCCGGCGCCCGGCGATCTGATCTTTTTCGGCGAGGCCGAATATGTCTCGGAGCGCGTGCTGCTGCATTCGGCCGAGGGAACGGACAGCCTCGGCGCGCGCGTGACCTTCATCCCCTATGCGCCGGAGATCTTCACGGCGCTGGCGGCGGAAGTCCCGCCGCCATGGAACGGCCGCATCGGCGCCGAGATCAGCGCGCCGTCGACGGCGCCCGGCCTTCCGGCGATCGGCCTCCTGCGCTCCGGCCTCGAGGCCGGCGACGAGCCGCCCTGGCAGCTCTTCGTCCCGCTCACCATCACCGTCGCCGGCGCCAAGACGGCCCGCGTCGAAGTGCAGCACCGCCTGCTCGGCGCGAGCGATTGGAGCGATTGGGCGAGCGTCATCACGTCGCCGGGAAATGTGCTGCTCGATTTCGACGATCTCGATCAGGTGCAAATCCGCGTGCGCGCCATCGGCGCCGGCGTCTCGCCGCTCGCCTCCGATTGGACGGCGATCGTCGAGCATATCGTCGCGCTCAATGATCAGGTCGAGCGCGACTATGGCGATATAGACGAGGCGGCGGACATCTTCGACGATTACGGCGCCATCACGAGCGCCGTCGGCCAGACTGCAGACTGGGGAGCGATCGAGTGAGCGCGCGCGTCAAGCATCGCCGGGGCACCGCCACGCAAAATGACGCCTATGTCGGCGGCGAAGGCGAGATCACTGTCGACACGACCAACAACCGCATAAGGCTGCATGATGGCGTGACGACCGGCGGCGTCGCGATGGCGAAGCTCTCCGATATCGCCAGCCTGCTGCCCCAAAACACCACCTCGCGCGCCGGCGCTTTATTCGCGCTGCGCGGCCATGACACGGGCGCGATCAATTGGCTCTCCGCGGTCGCCGATGCGGTGAGCCCCGATGAGGCCGACCCGTTCAACATCGTCTATTCGGACCCTTTCTGGCCGCCGTCGAGCGCCGTCTGGGCCTATGTCTTCTCCACTTTGGGCGCGGCGCTCGGGAGCTTTACGGGCGAGCAGCTCGTAGCCCTGCAAGTGGAGGCGGCGCAACTCTCGCCGACGCGCATGGCGACGACGCTGATCCGCCGCGGCCAGGCGCTGCAGGCGCTCGCGGCCATGGGCGATCTCGTCACCGTCCAGGCGGCTATCGCCGCCGCATCCGATGCGGACAGCGCCATCCTCTACGCCGAGGGCTATTGGCCGGTCGGCGGCGAGATTTGGACGATCGTCCAAACGATACTTTCGCTTACAGATCCGCAGCTCGCCGATTTGCAGGCGGCCGCGCTCGCCATCCCATGAGGCTCGGCATGACATCCCGACTGATCCACGCGCTCTTCGTCCTGATCGTCGTCGCCGGCGCGGCGATCGCCGACACCAATTGGTATAATCGCTTCAAGGTCGGCGCGGGCCTCTCGATGAGCTCGGGCGGCGTGTTGTCGTCGAGCGGGGGCGGGGGCGGCGTTGCGTTCACCTATGCGACCAAGGCGGCGTTGGTCGCTGCGATCGCTGGCGGCGCCAATCCGGAAAAGGCGACCGTCGATGCGGTCGCGACGCCCGGCGCCGGCTATGGAACATGCGGCCTCACCTATGCGTTCGCCGAGACGACGGCGGGTCTCTATGGCGAGATCGCCGCCGGCGGCGGCTTCATGATCCCGCAATATTCAAATTCGCCCGTGAAAGCGTGCGAGTTCGGCGTGGTCGGCGACGCCTATTTTCAATATGCCGGCGATGTCGGCGCCGTGACGTCGACGGGCGGCGCGTCGATTTCTGTCAGCGGCGTTCCCTATTTTCGCGCGGGAATGCAATGCGCGAGCCCTCATTGGCATTCCCGCGGCGGCGTGACATCGATCGTCACGGCGACCACCGATCTCACCTCGGGACATATCAGCGTCTCTCCCTCGATCCCGTCCGGCTCCTATAAGCTCGCGTGCTGGTTTCCGATGTCGTCCGCGACGGGGACCGACAATTGGGCGGCGCTGCAGGCGGCGATCGATTATGCGCTCTACAAAACCGCCTCCACTGTCGTCGTTCCCGATGGCGCCTTCGTGGTGTCGAAGGGGCTCAATGTCGGTTATGGCGCCAACGGCTTTCAGTCGATTTCGCTCGAAGGGCAGCAGGCTCCTCTCGTCGGCCTGGCGGGCACGAAAATCTTCTGTCGCGACACGACGCGCCCCTGCGTGAACTTCCAGGGCACGCGCTCCTCGAGGCTGCGGCGCATCGCGCTCTATGGCGCGAATTACGGTTTTGGCAGCTTCGGCGCGACATTCAACATCGGGCCGTCTCCTGATCCGCTCGATTATATCGATCCTTCTCTCGCCGTCACCGGCTCGACGCCGGGCGGACTTCAGACGAACTCGCCGCTCGTCGGCGTCTGCGTCGACTGCTATTCCGGCGATGCGCCGTCGGCTCCCTATGGCGCCGTCACCTATCCGTCGCTGCTGTTCGGGACCGCTCCCAGCCAATATGGCAAGAACTACTCCTCCGACGTGCATGTCGAGGATTGCCAGATTTTCGGCTTCGGCATCCAGGCGGCCGTCGGGCTGAACACGAACACCCAGGGCGACTTTTTCGGCGTCGACCGAACCAATATGGGCGCGGGCGCCTATGGGCTGGGAGCGTTCAACACCCAGTCCCGCAATGTTCGTGGCGTCGCGCAACAATTCCTCGGAGTGCACAGCGCCTATGTCGGCACCGCGCTCGGCGAGGGAACTGGGCAATGGGATGGCGTCTTCGATAGTCCGTCCGCCTCGACGATCTATCAATGGGTGAATTTTACAAACACGGCCTATGCAGGCGGCCTGATCCTCACGCAGAGCTATTGCGAGGTCTGCGTCCGTCTTGGCGACTGGATCGGCACCTCGACCTGGAACAGCTCGCTCGTGTTCGACGGCGGGACGTTCCAGAACGGGGAGGCCTTCAGCAATCTGATCCCCGGCTCTTATCTGACAGTCGGCCACAGGGCCGCGGTCGAGTTTCGCGGCGGCTTCCTCCTCACGGGCAACAGCCGCATCGTCACGCTTGTCAATTCGCCGGGCGGCGACGTCCATGATCTGATCCTGAATGACGTCTATCTTCGCGGCGCCTTCTATTACACGGGGGGCGACAGCGCCGTCGCGATCGCTGCGAACTACACCGGCGGCATGCCGATCGGCGCGCCGCTCTTCTCGGGTCCGCCCAAGCGATATCTGACGTCCGGCGCTGTGATCGGCGCCAAATGCGTCACCTCCGGCGCGAGCTGCGTGGACTCGCAGTTGATGCACGCCGATCTCGACGTCACGACGCGCGCCAGCCTCACACAGTTCACGACCGGCTTCGTGGATGTCGCCGGCCGCCAGTGGAAGTTCGACCTGCCGGTGTTGCAGGTCCAGCCCTACACATCCTCGGCGTTCACCACCGGCGGCGCGCCGAACTATACGTCTTGCGACGTCATAACATTCACGATCAAGGCGGCCAATTATGCTCAATCCCGGCTGCATATCGCGCCGGGCTGGCAGGTCATGGACCGCGACACAGGCACCGATTGGGTTGTGACCGCCGTGACGATCGACGGTTCCGGCAATGCGGTGGCAACGGCGCAGCAGCAGAACAGCCTGGATTTCAATGATGGCTGCGCGTCGACCTACGGCTTCTCCTCCGCCGCCTTTTTCACCTTCATTCCCGCGCCGCCGACGATCGGCGCACAGGTCGAATATGGCGACTTCACCGCTGGCTCCGCGACGGTCGCCAATGTGTCTCGCGGCGACGGCGACAATTACGGGGGCGACATCTCGAGCTGGCTCGCTGTCGGCGATACGATTTCCGGCCCGCTCCGTTACGAAAGCTCGCGACCCTGGCCGATCGGCGCCGGCAAGCAGGTGACGATCACCGATATCGTGAATGGCTCATCGGGAGGGACTGTGACGCTCTCGGCGCCCGCGGACTATTCCGGCCGATTCCCGCTTCTGCCCTATCCGGCGCATTAAGCCGCGAAATCAAAAAGGAAATAGACCATGGCCGAGGCGAAAACGCCGCTCGCATTGGTCCCGCCTGTCTCCTCGCTCGACACGGTGGTGGGCGTGCGCGACGACGGCACGGGCGCGCAAATCGTCCAATTGACCACGTCCAATCTCGCCGCGCTGCTGCAACTCGACGCGGGCGGGCTGGTGCGGTCCTCATGGACGCAGCTCGAGACGATCGTCGGCAGCTATGATGGCCAGCCGGCGCGCGTGCTCGGCGATAGCGGCCACCATAATGATCCGGTCACCTCCGGCCATCCGCAGGTCGACAATGAGGGGGATTATGGCTGGGTGGCGGCCTCCTCGGCCTGGCAGTGGCTGCGCGGGCTCTCGCCGACGCAGGCGGATGTAGCGGCCGCTGTGGCGGCCGAAGCGGCGCTCCGCACGGCGGCGGATAGCAGCGAGCAGACGGCGCGCATCGCCGGCGATGCGGCTGAGGCGACAGCGCGAGCCGCCGCCGACGCGACAGAGCAGGGGGCGCGCATCGCCGGCGATGCGGCTGAGGCGACAGCGCGAGCCGCCGCCGACGCGACAGAGCAGGCGGCGCGCATCGCCGGCGACGCCGCTTTGCAGAGCGAGGTGGACACCCTCTCCGCCGAGCTGCAAGCGCCGCTCGAGGCCGTGTCTCATCTCGCGCTCTACAGCGGCTCCGGCGACATCACGCCCATAGCGGCGAGCGACATCGGCCAAATCATCCTCGGCGTCGATCGCGCGACCGGCGCGCTGGTCGGCGATGGCGTCGGCGAGACGCCCGTCAATCGCGTGCTCGGCGCCGGCGGGATCATGCGCTACATCGGCGATGGCGCGATCACTCCGATCGTCACCGACTCCTTCGGCCGCATCTTGCTCGGCGTCGATCGGGAGACCGGCGAGGGCGTCGGCCTCTTCGCCGGCGGCGTCTCGTCATCCTCGGGCGACCCGAACGCGACGCCCGCGCCGATCGCCAGCGTCGCGAAAAACCATCTGCTGTTCTACGGCCAGTCTTTGACGGTCGGCGCCGCCGCCGGCGCGGTGCTGTCGACGACGCAGCCCTATGTCAATCTCACCTTCAGCGGCGGCCCGCGCGCGTGGAGCGGCACGGACTGGGATTTCGCGAGCTTCAAGGCGTTGGTCGAGGATGCTGTCGCGCCGGCGCCGGACGGCTACAGCAATCGCGCCGAGACCATGTGCTCCGGCGCGGCCAATTATGCGAGCACCTGCCTCGCGCTGGCCGGCGTCGCGCCGAGCGATCATGTGATCCTCGCCTCGACCGCCGGCCATGGCGGCTATCGCATTGACCAGCTGGCCAAGGGCTCTGCATGGTATGACAATTTCAAAGCCCATGTGACCGGCGCGCATCTGCTCGACGCCTCGCATGCGGTGCAGACGGTCGGCTACGGCCAGGGCGAGAGCGACGCCGATGACGCGACGCCCTATGCCTCCTATTACCCCGCGCTGGCGCAGCTGCGGTCCGACATGGATGCGGATATCCGAGCGATCACCGGCCAGAGCTCGCCGGTCTATATGCTGCTCTATCAATCGAGCTATGGCGCGCGAACGCATTCGGACATTGCGCTCGCGCATCTCCACTTCGCACAATCGAGCGACTACGCCTATCTCGTCGCGCCGACCTATGCGTTCCCCTATGCCGATGATCACACGCATCTGACGGCCGTCGGCTATAAATGGCTCGGCGCCTATTACGGCCGCGCCTATGCGGCGATCGCGCGCGGCAAAAAGCCGGTGTGGCTCGATCCCGTCAGCGCCACTGTGCGCGGCGCATTGGTGCGCGTGCGCTTCACCGTGCCGACGCTGCCGCTGGTGCTGGACGCGACCAATCTCGCGAGCACCACAGACAAAGGCTTCAAGGTGCTGGACGGCGCCTCGCCGGCGACGATCTCCAGCATCGCGGTCAGCGGCTCCGATGTGCTGATCACGCTCTCGGCGGCGCCGAGCGACGTGGTGACGGTGCGCTATGCGCTCGACGCGCTGGGCGCAGGAATCAGCATCGTCGGCGGCGCGTCTGGCAATCTGCGCGACTCGACGCCGGACATCATCACCATCAGCGGGACCGATTATCCGCTCTATCACGTCTGCCCGGCCTTCGAGCTGGTGGCGACGAAGCTCGGGGAATGACATGGCGCAAAATCCGCTCTTCATCATGCTTCCGTTCTCGGTCGATAATCCGTCGCTGCCCGTCATCCCGCTCACGCAAATCGAGCCGCTCGCGCCCGGCGAGCCCGCGGCATGGGATCATTGGATTTTCGGCGCCGGCGAAACGACGCTCACGGGCCGGGTCAATAATCATGTGTTGACGCCGCAAGGCTCGCGCGCCTGGGCCCCGAACTATGTGACGATTCCGATGGCGACCGGAAACGCGCTGGTGTCGTCGAAGACGGAATCGGCGACCGTCGCGGACACGCTCTGCTGCGTCGCGCGCATTCCCGGCGCTCTGCCGTCCGGCTCGGCGGTGATCATGGGCTCGCTCGGCGATGCGGTCTCGCCCAACACCGGCGGCGGCCTATTCGCGAGCGGATCGGCTCTCAGCCAGAATCACCGCGGTCTCTCCGGCGTGATCACCAACACCGGCCTCACGCTCGCCGCGGACATATGGATGTTTCTCGCCGTGGCCCGCGATTTCAGCGGCGCGAGCAAGACCACGCGCGTGCTGCTCGGCGGCTCGCCGCTGGTCGAGAATGGCGGGATCAGCGGGGCCTACAACAACAGCGCCGGCTATCAGGCCTTCGGCGACGCCTATCTGACGACGGCGACGACAGCGCATCTCGATCTGGCCGAGGCGGCGATCTACGTCGGCGCGATGAGCGGCGCCGACATGGCGCTGGCCTATGCCCGCGCCAAAGAGCGCCAGGCCGCGCGCGGCATTGCGGTGCTCTGACCTCGGCCCTCGTCTTCTCATTCTTCTCCATCGTCTCCCGCGCCGTGATCGCACGGCCGCGGCCTCGCGCCTGCGCGCAATCTCAAAACAGGTGACTCATGACCATGCGAATGAGCGCGGACGGCCGCGCAACATTGATTCAGCGCGAGGGCTTTCGCACGAAAGCCTATCGCGACAGTGTCGGCGGCTGGACGATCGGCGTCGGCCACACATCCGCGGCCGGAGAGCCGAAGGTCACATCCGGCCTCGTCATCACCAAGGCGCAGGTCGACGAAATCCTCTCGCGCGATCTCGGTCAATACGAGGCCGCTGTGAGCAGCGCCGTGCGCGCGCCGCTCACGCAAGGCCAGTTCGACGCGCTCGTGAGCTTTTGCTTCAACATCGGCGTCGGCGGCTTCACGAAATCGACCGTCGTCAAGCGGTTGAACGCCGGAGATTACAAGGGTGCGGCCGACGCCCTGCTATTGTGGAGCAAGCCGCCGGAGATCATGGGTCGCCGTCGCAGCGAGCGCGAGCAGTTCCTCGCCGCGCCGAAGGCGTCGCGAGCTCCTGCTCCCGAGTCGCCCGCGCCCGCGCCGTCGTCGACGACGGCCATCGCCGAGCTCCATCCCGATGAAGCGATCTCGGCCGATTATCTTCGCGCCGCGGGCTCGCGCACGATCGCCGGCGCCGATCTCGTCAAGAGCGTCGCGACCAAGGCGATCGGCGGTGACGCTGTCGCCGCGATCGTTCAGAGCCCCGATGCGATCGGCAAGCTGCAGGACGCCTATGCGGGCTTCCAGCACGGCGCCGATCTGCTGGAAATCGCAAAGAGCTATTGGCCGCTCCTCGCTGGCCTGGTTCTCGCGCTGCTCATCGCCTGGCTCGCATGGCGCGCCATCCATGCCGCCGACAAGATCGCCATGGCGCGGGTCGACGACGCCGTGAACGGCCTCAACATCGGAAGGTGATGACATGCAAGCTCTGAAGATCCTCGCCGGCGTCGTCGCCGGCCTCGCCATCCTCGCCGCCCTGGTGAGCATTCTCGCGCCCGTGGCGGCGGGCCTCTCCTTCGTCATCCGCTGACGGCCGCGCCGGGCGGTTTCCCGGCTTATTGCAAAGGTGAATAATGACCTCGATCGAATCCACTTCCGACAGTCGCACCATCAACAATGCGGTGCGTCACCAGTATCGCGTGCTCAGTGACGCCGAGAAGGCGAACATGCAGGCGATCAAAGATAAGGGCCTCGAGTTCCTGGAGCTCGTCGACAGTCTCGGGTCCAGCCGCGAGCTGTCGATCGCGCGCACCAAGACCGAAGAGGCCGTCATGTGGGCCGTGAAGCACATCACCGCCTAATCCGTCGAGTGACGGCCGCGCCGGGCGGCTTCCCGGCAACCAAAGGTGCAAAATGACGACAACGATCACTATCACGTCGCACAACTATCCGGTCCTGGTCGAAACCGTGGATCGGACGCAGACTCCGAACGGGGAACATATCTCGCGTCATGTGAGAGTGCTCTGGCCCGAGGACGGCGCGGTCGGTTTCTATTCGACCACCAGCCGCAGCATCTTCGTGCGCGACATGGAATATGACGACCCGCGCGCGGTCGCCGATCGCGCGGCGCGCTTTCCTGTTGCCGTCGCCTGATCGGCAACTCGCAAATAATCCTTACAAATTCCCCGCGCCGGGCGGCTTCCCGGCAACCTCCAAAAAATCGAAAGCACCACCATGAAAATCACATCCGCATTCGCGGGCGCGGCGCTGGCCGCTGCGTTCTGCGTCACGCTCTCAGTCTTCCTCGCGCTCACTCCGCTGCGGGATATCGGCCTCGTCGCGCTCGGCGTCCCGCTCGGCCTGTTTGGCGAGTCGATCGCCCTCCGTTGCGCCCGCCTTCCGGTGAAGACGGCGGGCTCCGCCTTCCTCTCGGCATGCGCCCTGATCGACGCCGCGCGCACGCGCGAGGCGGCGATCGTCGCCCGCATCGCCGCCGCGGCGGCCGTCGCCACCGCGGCGCTGCTGGCCGTCGCCGGCCCGTCCTATGCGGCGCAGGCCGTCGCCGCCGCGCCGCCGGCCGCCAATGTCGTCTCCATCCCCTGGGGCGACTGGCTGGCCTCACTGGCCATGGCCTCGGGCGGCCTGTTCACGTTGATCGCCTCCTACGCGCTGCGCGGCGCGCCGGCGGCGCTGCGCGCCTATCTCACCAATGACGCGATCGCCAAGGCCGCGCATTATGTGATCGCGACCGAGGTCGGGCTGGTCCAGGGCAAGACAGTGGAGATCGGCGTCGCCAATGACCTGATCTTCACCATCGCGAGCCGCCTCGTCGACAGCGAGCCGAAGATCGCCAAATGGGCGGGCGCGCGGCTCGAGCCGCTGATCGTCGCCGAGCTCTCCCGCCTCGGCCTGATCCCGCCCGAAGCCGACGCCGCCGCCCTCGGCCTGACGGCCGGAACCTGACCAGCATCGCCGCGGCAAAAAGGAAAGGGGGAGGGGCAATGCCGACGCCGAGCTGTCACGCGCAAACCGCGCTGTCTCAAATCGTCTCCGGACTTGCGACCACGACGAGCGACCGGATCGCGCTCGCGCTCGCGCCGGCGGTCGGAACGGCGCCGTTATGGATCGACAGGGCGCGCCAGATATCCGAGCTCGGCGCCATTCTCGGTCCAGGGCTCGCCGCGCTGTTCGTGGCGAGCAAGATCGTCTTGACCTGGGTGCAAATCTGGCGCGCCGCCCGCGCCCCATTGCGGGAATAGCACGCGACTCCACCCGCGACACCAAGCCCCGCCGGCTCTGCCGGCGGGGCTTTTTCGTCCGTGCTTATCCGCGGGCGGGAAAAAGGAGGTCTTGAGCCGCTGCGCGCATTGTCGCGGACATCGTGGGATATTGGCCCGTAGCTTCTTGAGCCATTGCCCATGCTTCTAGCTCAGCGGCAATTGCTGGGTCTGATTCCCGGCGTTGAATTCGAGTGATGGCTCGCTCGAGCAAGCCGATCTGCTGCGCGCGAATGTCCGCATCGGTGGCCGGGCCCCGAATAACCTGCAGCCACGTTTTAAGAGCCTCGGTAGTGTCCACGATAAGCCTCCGTTTCCAGCTGTCGGCGCTACACAATAGAGATTTTTAGCGTGAATGAGGGGGCGAGAAAATCATGTCCCCGGTCGTTGGCCTCGAGACCCGCAACACCGAGCCCCGCCGGCCCCCGCCGGCGGGGCTTTTTCGTATCCGTGCGAGGACCGAACAAGCCGCGAACCGCCACGGGACTTTTTACGGGACTCTGCGCGCCGAAAAGCTCCGTTCGTTTCCTTTTCCTGCCTCAGCCAGCGCTCGGCGGCTTGCTCAGCCAACCGAAAAATTCTATACAAACCGGGCCGTTCCGGCGGAGCGCGGGCGTAGTTCAGTGGTAGAACGACAGCTTCCCAAGCTGTATGTCGTGGGTTCGATTCCCATCGCCCGCTCCAAATTTCGTCAGGCGTGACAAGGGCTTGTCGCTCTACCGCTAACCTACGCGTTCCCCACGTTCCCCATGGCGTTCCCTATGCGTCGTTCGGCTTGCGTTCGGCTCGATGCGCCGTCCGGAGCTGCGCGACCTTGCGCGACTTCCCGATGGTCCCGCGGACGTAGCGGGCCGTGGTCGAGGCCTGCGCATGAGCGGCCTGCGACCTGATGTCGTCGAGAGCCGCGCCGGCGTCGTCGGCCTCGGATATTCCGCCCGCCCGCGCGTCCATGTTCCAGACGCCCGCCGGCACTCCCGCCGCCCGCGCCACGATGCGCCACTCTCGCGCATAGGCGTGCTCGGCGTAGGGCCGCCCGGCGAGCTCGTCGACGATCAGCGGACCAACGCGGCAATCGGCCGGGACCATGGCGAGGATCTTCATCACCAAGGGGCAGAGCTTCAGGTCATGGGCGGCGACCGCGCCCGTCTTCGTCGTGACCTTGTAGACTTCGAAGTCGGCGGACAGGTCCGCCCAGGTCAGGCCCTTCACCCAGCGCCGCCGGCCGAGACAAATTCCCGAGGCCTCCTCGCCTTCGGCGATCGGCTCCCATTCGCCGATCACGTCCCGCTGGCGCAGCGTCGTCTCGAATTGCAGCGCCGTCCCCAGCGCCAGCGACAAGCGCCCGCGCTGGAGCGCGACCGGGAGCAGGGCCTCCACATGCTCGAGCGTCAGCTTCGATCGCCGTTGCGCCGGCTGCTCGAACTCGGTCACGCGCAAGATGGCGTGGAGCCGCTGGCACTCCGGCAGCTCGGCCGCGACGCCATAGGCGACCAGGCGCCGCACCATGCTGACAATCCCATGCGCCTTGCGAACGCGCTCCGGCGCGCCGGGCTTCTTCGGCTTGCGCGCGGCGTCATACCAGCGGCGGAAATCCGCGAGCCCCAGGCAGGCCAGCGCCCGCGCGCCGAACGCCTTTTCGATGCTCTCGAGCGTCTGATCGTAAGTGCGCCGCGTGTTCCACTTCAGCCGCTGATAGGGGCTCGCCTCGTCTCGCTGATAGAGCCGCACCAGCGCCGCGACCGTGCCGTCGAAGGGGCGCTTCGACGGCGCGCCCGAGGTCGCCGCCCATTGCAGCATTTCGGCTTGCAGCTTCAAACAGGCGGACGCGATCAGCGCATGTTGCGACGAGTCGCCGATGTCGTAATGCAGCGGAACCGTTTTCGGGCGATAGCCCTTCTTCGCGATGTCGGCGCGCGCGACCCAATAGAGCCGCGTCCCGCCGCCTTTGTTCGGCCTTCGCTTCAGACCGGGGAAGTCATAGTGCATCGAGGTTCTCCTTTCCGTCCGGATTGGACGCCTCGATGTTAGAGAGGCCGTAGCGCCGGCGGAAGAAGACTTCCACGGCGGGCCAATAGCGCCCGCCCATCAGCGGATCGACGCGCGGCAGGCCTTCGCGCTCGAGCACGATCGCCTTCGCCGCCCATTCGGCCGGCGATTGCGACAAGCGCCGCGCAATTTCCGCCTCGGGCGGAAAGAGTCCCTGTGTCTTGGCGCGCAAGACGGTCTTTTCGGGAGCGGCGGCGCGCGTCATCCGTTCGCTCCCGTCGCGCCGTCGCCGAGCGGCGGGCCGCCGTTGTGGCCGAGCGGCGCAGCGCCGAGCGGCGCCCAATTGACCGGGACGTGATAGACGTCGCCGCCTTCGATCGGCGGCTCATTCTCGCGGCGGCGAATATCGTTCGGCGAGAACACGCCGATTTCACGCGCGAGCCGATAGCTTTCGTAGCGAGTTTTCATGTCGCCGCGGAGCAATTCGGCGAAATCGTGTCGGAAAAAATACGAGCGTCGGCCCGCGGTCGTAAGCAAGCAGCGCGCAAAGGCGCTTTCAAAGCGCGCAGCGAGAGGCGCAAGACAATTGCGAACAAGGGCCAGCGCCTCCTGTTCTGTATTGGCATACGTCGAACGATCTACAATCCCGACGCTCGTTGGAGGGCAATCGAAAATGCGCGCGATATCCTCGGCAGAATATTTCCTCGTGTCGAGTAACTGGGCATCCGCCGCATTGATACGAATTTCTTTGAACTCGCCGCCGTTCGTGAATACCGCCGGCCCAGCGAAGCGATTGTTGGCGCCGTGCTTGGCCATCCAGTGCTTGCGGATTTCGTCCGGCGCATCCTTGGAGGCGCCGGACGGGAATGTGATGTATCCATCCGGGTTAGAACCATTGTCGAAATAGGATCGAGCGAAATCGTTGGCGGCAACGGCGACGCCAACAGCGCCGTCAGCGATTTGCAGCGGCGACAGGCCGTAAATTCCATCGCGGCTCGGTCCCCGAACGTGAAGCATCTCTTCTTGTAGAAGCGTCCAAGCCTTTCCGCTGAAATCGGTCGCGCGATATCGACGGCGACCATTGGCGAGGACCTCGATCGATACCGTTGTCGGCGCAAACGGATGGAGTGCAATCACCTGGCCACGATTGTCACGCTCGACCCGTGCGTAAGCGTTTCCATGCAAATCATGGGATCGGATCAAGAACTCCCGCAGCTCATAGGCGCTTTGGTAATCATTCGGGCATGTGTTGAGCACATCATAAAGCGGATGATTGTCGGCCTGCTCGACGTTCGAAGGCCCGAGATTGCGATGCACACATAATGGGACGCTCGCCAACCCCTGAGATCGCCGCGCAATGCAAGCGGTCGCCACACCGAGAGCGGAAATTACACCTTCCGGCGATGTGCCGCCGGCGAGATAGCTTCCCCGCGCCGCAACGTAGGATTCGAAATAGCCGCCATTCCCGCCGGCGCGCTTCTCATAGCCGAAGACAAAGGCGAGACGTTCGATAAAGTTCATGTCAGCCTCGCAGCAATTCGGCATAACGGCGCCGGAACCAGCTCGCCGGGCGATCTTTCAGATTGCGCGCACGCGCCTCGACGATCGTATTCGTGTAGGCGGGCCACGCGCTCACAACTGAGACTTCTTTCAGCTCGACGGCGCGCAGCTCGCGGCGATTGCCGTTCCAGCGTTCATCCGTCGCGACGAAGCCAAAGGACATTCCGCCGAGGTCGCCACGCTCGGCGAGCGCGAGCATGTCGCGACCGAGCGTCGTCTCTGGAAGGTCGATCGTGAAGGCGAGGCCGCGCGCATTTTCCGCGAGGCGCAGCGTTCCGCTCTTGGTGCGGCCGAGCACGCGCGACGGATCATGATCGACCAGCGCGAGAATATCCGCGCCGCTCGCCAAGCTCGTCGCGAACGCGCCTGGCCGGATGATTTCGACATAATCGCCGACGCGCGCCTCGCTATCGAATGTCGCGGCATAGCCCTCGAGGCGTCGGGGATTGCTCCCCGACGCGCGAAGCTCGATTTGAAGGGCGCGGCGTTCCATCACTGAATGCCCGTGAGAATTTGAAGCTGCGACGGGCGGGAAACCGTCACGTCCATGGTCGCCAGCGCTGTGAGGCGCAAGCCGCCGCTCGCCGCGTCGCTGTAAGGGTCGCGAATGAGGTCGATCGCACCCCAAAGCCCGACGAAGATCGGAGGCACGCCGCCGGCGCTCGTCGTGAGAAGCGCCTTCGTCGTCGCTGGCGAGCCGGTCGGCGCCGCGAGCGCATTGCCGCTCATGACGATGGCGCCGAAGTTCTCGCGCATCCGGTCGAACTCCCATTTCGGCCCCGCATCGGACGCGAGCGTATTATCGAGCTTGTTCCACACTTCCGGCCGGATCAGCGCCTTGACATCGCCCGGCCCGGCCGCGGCGTTGGCGATCAGGAAGCGCATGACGGCTTCGCTGAAAGCCGCATAGGACGCCGCGGCGTCGATCGCCGTGGACGTAATGCCGTAGGAGCCGACCAGCACGCCCGCGGGCTCGCCGGACGCGCCGGCGCCGAGGAAAACGGCGCGGTCCATCGCCTCGCCGATCGCGCCGTTGAGATCGCGCCGCACGGCCTGCTCGAGCGCGTCGCCGCTCTGCTTTTGCGCCTTGCGCGTGATCTTCGCTTGAATGCCGAGCGTCGAGTTGGGCGCGAGCGGGCGGTCGGTGGTCGCATAGGCGGTCGGGCCGCCGACGTTCCCCGTCTCGCTCGACGCCCAAGCGGCCGCGACGCTCGACGTGGTGACGGGATATTCGACGGCGCCGGAGTCGATTTGCACGATTTCCGCGCCCATGCGGACAGCGGCGGCCTCGGCGAAAAGGCGATCGATAATCGGCATGGTGCGAACCGGGTTCGGCACGCCACTCCCGACCGTCTCGCCCGAGCGCTTCTCGAGCACGCCCCACGGGATCGGCACGCCGCGATAGCCGCCACGATTGCGCAGCTCCGTCACCACTTCGGCGGTCGCGCCGGTGAGCGCGCGGCCTTCGTCGAGATAGGAGACAGCCTGGCGCAGCTCGAACTTGCCGACCAGATCGGCATATTCGCGCTCGCCGCGGTCCGGCGATGCGATGATTTTGCCGGGCGCGTAGCGGCGTTCATACTCTGCGAATTTTTCGGCGCGCAGGATATCGCCGTCCAGCGTGCGGACTTCCTTGTCCAACGCATCGAAGCGCGTCCGGCTTTCCTCGTTCAATTCCGCGCTCGTCAGTGTCGACATTTCGGCGAGCTTTCCGGCGCGGCTTTCCTTCAGTTCGATCAAATTCGGCATGAGTAAGCCCTTCTGAGAGACGGCGCGCCCTGTGGCGGACCGCCACCGGCGGCGTCGCGCCGGCGATTCGGGAATGGGTGCGGTCACGGCGGATTGACACCCGTATCTGTGCTTTCGGGAGCGGCGATCCGCCTTTCCGTTATTGGGCCGACCGCAGGCCCTCAAAATGCGCTCCCGGAAGATCATTCCCGCGGTTTGTTGAAGAGCGCGTCGATAGCCTCGACGATTCCAGCGATGTGAATTACGCCCATGCGTGAAGCCGGCTTGATATCGTCGGCAGGCCCGTCGCCCGGATCGTCGTCGGAAACAAGAACGCCATCGCCAGGGTCATCGGCCATGAAGACTTCACTGGCGAGTCGGGCGATCGATATGGTTTGGGCTGCTGTGCTCAGGAAGGTTCCATTCCCAGTCTTGCGGTTCTCTACCCACCAGGGCGCGAGCTCGCCGCGTGCTTCCTCTGCAAGCCAACGAGAGGCGCGAGCTGCGGCGTCGATCGGCGCGTAGCCGATATCAGTCAGCGCTGCGACGAACGCGATTTCCAACGTGTTGGAGCGGTTGAAGTCGCGGGCAATTCCGGCGGTCGTGGGAGGAAGTTTCGTCGTCATGACGCCACGATTGACGGTATTCGAAACGAAATCGACGGAACAGCCCGCGACTATCGCGACTTGCTGGCGAGTGACCATATGCGCTCTCCTATTCGGAAAAATAGTTACCTATTTTCCTGAATACGTCAAGCGCTCTTGGATGAAAATCGACGACGGCTCAACAAAACTCTTCAGACGCTTTTCGGATTGTGCCTCCATACCGATGAAATTCTAGAACCTTCAACGCCGCGCGGGTCGCCCGCGCCGGGGCGGTGGAAAGCTCGCCTTCGAAGTAGAATTCCTCGTTATCCAACACCCAGAGCGCCGTGACCTCGAGAAGCGCCAAGGCTCCCTCGACGGTCGCCGGCTGGGTTTCGAGCGCGGCGCTCATCGCGGCGAATTCCGCCTTTCCCGATGCGTCGGCCCTCTCTTCGACTTCATCTAACCTATAGCGGCGCCGCACGGCGCGTAGAGCCTCGAGGTTTCTTTCGAGCCGGCTGCGCAGCGCCGTCAGCTCCGGCGTTTCGGGAATAGCCCGAAACATGCGGTCGAATTCCTCGAGGCTGAAAATCTTGCGCTGTAGAGGGTCCAGCGCGTCGACTTCGGCGCCATAAGCGGCGTGGGCGCATTCCGAGCGCTCCGCATCGGCGTCGGCTATGGCCTTCGCCGCGCGCCATTCGGCGATCGCGGCGAGCACAGGATCAATCCCCGTGCTCGCGGCGGCGAGGGCGGGAACGGCGGCGACGGGCGCGGCGGCGAGGCCGGCGATGAATTTGCGGCGCGTGCTCATGATCGGCCCCCTTACGCGGTGATTTCGCCGGAGACATGCAGCTCGATAGCCGCCATGATCTCGGGAGCGCCGCGGATGCGCCAGAGCGGCCCCCAGCGGCGTTTTTGATCAGCGAGCATGTAGCGGAGCTTCACGGGGAAGCTCTCGCCGCAGGGGACGGCCGCCAGCTCGCGGGACGCCGCGTCTTCTTCCGCCGTGAGGGCGGACGGCAGATCGCCGGGGCCAGGATAGGCGGCGACCGCACGGACGGCCGCCTTGTGGCGTTCGATCGCCGTCAGCAGAGGGTCCGCCAATGCGGGCGTCCAGGCGGGCGAACGAAGGATCGACTCGACGAAGGGGCGCAACTCGTGGCCGTCGGCGTCGTATTCGAAAGCATAAGCGAGGCCCGCTCGGACCCCGTCGAGCGTGAGAGGAACGGTCGAGAGGAATGCGGCTTCTTCGGCGCGCAGCTCGGCGAGGGTGCGGTCTCGCAAGGCCTCGGCCTCGGCCTTCGCGCGCGCGTCGCGCTTCACCATCGCTTCATCACAGGCGATATCCGCCGCCGCGTGCCGCGCCTCGGCCGCGCGAAGGCGCTCGATCGCCGCGAAGATCGGATCGACCGCGGGCGCGACATTCGCGGCGCCAGCGGGGCCAGCGCCAGGCTCGGCGTTTTCCGCGGGGAGGAAAGCGACGTTGGACAGGTCGAACATGGTCGAGTCTCCTTTGGGCAATGCGAGGCCGTTCGCCGGAAAGAGGTTTCCCGACGACGACGATGCGTGTAAAATCATGTCTACAGCCTGATTTACGCCCGTGTTTTTCAGGCTGTCAACCTGAAACAGGTTAGCGACATGAAAATCGAAGCCGTTCAATCCAAGATGGCGAGGGTCGCCCTCGGCTTGACGGGGAAGCAGTTGGCTGAAATGGCTGGCGTCTCATTGGACACAATCAATCGCCTCGAGGCCGGCGAGGAGCTGAAGCCCCGCACGGTCGCCGCGATCCGCGCCGCGCTTGAGGCGGCGGGCGTCATCTTCGTCGACGAGAATGGCGAGGGTCCGGGCGTGCGGCTCCGCAAAGGCGGGACCTCTCGCGTCCTGACGTGATCCGCGCTATTTTATCCGAAAGGCCGGCACTCCGACCGAAGAGGACCGAGAACGTGAGCGCTATCCCCTTCGACTCCCATGCCTTCGTAAAACGCCTGATCTCCGCTGGCATGCCGGAAGGACAGGCCGAGGTTTTGGCCGAGGAGCAGGCCAAGCTCATCGAGACGCAGCTCGCCACCAAGACCGATATCGAGCTGTTGAAGCACGAGCTGACAACTCGCATCGGCGGCATGATCGTCGCTCTCGGCGGCGTGCTCATCGCCGTGAAGTTCTTCGTGCATTGAGGCCGTCATGAGCGCCGCCGCCGCCGGGGCGTTCGCCGAGGCCACGAGCCAGGAACTTCCCCGCTCATTGACCGGGCTTGGCGACGAAGGGCGGACCTCGAGGCGCGCCGCGAGGAAGCCGACCCGCAATTTGCGGGTCGGTTCGCCCAAAGAGCCGGACCCGCGCCGCTTCGCGTCCCTTTGCCGAGCCAATTCCACATCAAAAATCCGCGCATAACCGCCATACCACAAGAAAAAAAGTTCTTAGGAATATCGCGGAATTTTCCAGGTTGTTAGGCGACCGGTCGCGGGGCGGGCGGTGTTTGTCTTTCGAGGGGGTATCCCCTCGGCCGCCGATCACGGTCCCGGCGCGGGACTGTGATCCAAAGTCGCCGGCTGCGACTATGGCCCCGCTGCCGATCATGCCCTCAAGCCCTCGGCCGCGCCGCTCGCATCCTTCGCCTTGAGGCTCGGAGGCCACTGCGCCGGGCGTATGCAGCCGGTCGCCGCCCTGCCGAGCGTCTTGCGCTCGAACTCATGCCAGCGCTGCAACTCCGGCCCGCCGTCCCTCAACCACCATTTCCCGTCCGGCCTCTCGCAAGCCGTTCCCGCCGAGCCCTTCGGAGCGGTCGCAGGCGATGCGCCGGCCGGCGGGCTCGGCGACCGAGGCCGATAGGTCCACTTCCGCTCGCCGAGATAGGTCGACGCATGAGGCGGATGTGTCCGCCCCGCCATGGCCCCCTGGAAGGCTGCGGCCCCGCTGATCGCCGCCTCCCGATCGGTGACGCTCAACCGATCGAACGCCTTGCGAGCGCCGCCTCGGGACTCGCCGAGGCCGAAGGTCCAAGCCGCCTCGAAGCGCGACCACGCCTCATCGCGAGGGCTCGGCCTCGAAGCCTTCCCTTCTTCCTCGGAAAGCCCTTCCTCCCGCTCCTGCGGCCCCGGCAGGGGCGCGTTCGGTTTTGTGAGAGAGTCTGTGTTTTGTATCTCTATAGTTCTTTTGTATGCGTCCTGATTTACCGTATCCGGTAAATCAGGACGCGGTGATTTCAGGAAGCGGTCCACTTCCTGGATTTCAGGAAGTGGGTCCGGCTCCTCCTGAATGATCCAGCGCGAGCCGGCGATCCGCCCGGTTTCCGGGTCGCGCATCGTCTCCAGGCGAGCGAGGCCATGCTCGCGCAGCTCGCCGAGCGCCTTGTAGACCCGATCGCGACCGATCTTGTTCGCCTTGGCGAGTTGCTCGATGATTACCCGCCAATCCTCGGGCCGCGAGAGCAGATCGAACAGGATAGATCGCGCCTCACACGACAGGCCGAGCTTGTTCTGCAACAGATCATTGCTGATCGCGGTGAAGCGCGAGCGATGCGCGCCGCGCACGATGGTCATGGAAGCCGAGCTCATGCGCGCCCCCATTCGCCGCCGATCGCCGCGACATTTTCGCAAATGTCGCGTGGTGCGACATTTTTCCGCCGGCGCGACTGGCGCGGCTTCGGACATGCGAGAGTGATGCGGTTCACGTCCCGCCCGCCGTCCTCCCGGAAGCTCGGCGAGCGCACGATCAATCCCCGAGCCTCGAGCTTGACGAGGTGGCGCCGGACGCCATCGTTCTCGATTTCGCAGATGTTGCCGATCGTGGCGTTCGTGCAATTCGTCTCGCCGCGCTGATCGGCGAGCCTCGCGAGCGCCAGCAAGACGAGTTTCTGGGGAGCGCCGCCGGCGCGCTGCTTCATGGCCCAAGCCATCGCGCGCGCGCTCATGACGCGCCCCCGAAAGCGGCGGCGGCTCTCTTTTCGAGGTCAGCTTGCACGTTCCCTTCTCCTTAAGAAGAAGGGGAACATAAGGACGTGAAATCAGCGGGTTATCCGAGCTTCCCAAGCTGTATGTCGTGGGTTCGATTCCCATCGCCCGCTCCAATTTTCGTCAGGCGTGACAAGGGCTTGTCGCTCTAGCTTGCGCAACGCCGCCGCGCAGATATCGGACCGCTCGGATTGCGTCCCAGACAGCTGGATCCGGAGAATGCCCCGGCCGCGAGCGGGAGACAGGGCGTGGCTCGTCACGCGGACGTATCCTCCGAAGCCGCCGGCCAGAGCGCCCGGCGGACCTGCTCCTCGCTCAATTCATGCATAGCGTCGAGAAAAGCGCGGTCGGGGAGGAACTCCGCATAGGCGCGATAGAGACGGAACGTCGCCCGGCGCAGGGCGGCGCGATGCGCCTCCAGCCAGCGCCGCGCGAGCAGCTTCTCGAAAACGATCGGTCCGAGCTTGCCAATGGCGAGCAGCCCGAGGCCGAGCAAAGTGAAGGTCGAGACCTGCGCCAATTGCATGATGAAATTGACGAGCCATCCGAAGACGAGGCTCACGACCAGCAGCCGGAACCAGTTTCGCCGCGCCGCGTCGAGACCATAGCGCGGCAGGAAATGTGCGATCTGTCGCGCCACGTCGCGCCGCCGCCCGCGCAAGCTGCCGAGGATCGCCCGCGCGAGATCATTGCTTACCTGCGATGACCAATCGGTCATGAATTCGAATTCCGGCGGCTGGGTGAGATAGCCGCTCTCGCCGGTCAGGCGGCCGACGGTCGCGAGCTGGCGGCGGATGCGCTCGACGCGGAGCGTCCATTCCACATCGCCGAGGCGCCCACGGGCGCGCTCGAGCCGTGCGAGACGCCGATTTTCGACGATGGCCGCGAGCAGGACGAGTAGAAAATTCAGCTCGCGACGGGCGAGCTGAAAATCGAGATCGGCCGTCGCCTCGCGGTAGCGAGCGTCCCGGATCTCGACCAGGAAGCGCGCCGCCTCGCGCGCAAGGCTCGGCGCATCGGCCTCGCGGCGCGCGAGCGTGCGTTGGAGCAGTGCAAAAAACCGTGCGTTCTCAGGATGCTGCTCCGCGGCTCGGGCCCATGCGCCCTGATGCGTGGCGATGATCGAAAGAGCGTGATCGCGAATTTGATTCTGATCGGCTTCGGCAATAAGCGTTTCGTCTCTGGACATGGCGCGAAATCCAGCGGTTCGAGGCTCCGTTGGCGCGCCTTCCGCTCGGAAAGAACGCTCCAAGCGAAAAAGGCGAGAGCCTCGCGTCGCCCGACTTCCCCGAAAGAGCGAGCCTCGACAGGCTCGCGCTCGAGGAACTGCAAGACACGAGGCCGACCATATCGTCGAATTGCGGCCATGTCCCCATTCTCGTTCCTCGACATAGAGCGAGCCTGCCCATCGTGACGCCTCTCGCGCCGTCCGAGGCGAGGCCACTCCTCCGCGACTGACGCACTCGTGGGCGACAAGCAGCCTTGTCGCGCTGTGCGTCCGATTTCAGGCGCTTCTCGTCGTCGGTTCCGTGAGCGGGCGGGTCAATCTCGAGAGGTCGCTGAAGGAGGCCGCGACTCCGTTTGCGGATATATGTCGTCCGGCCCCGGTCACCATCCGCGTCGATCCCCTGGCCGATCGAAGTCGACGCGACGCCCTCGGCGGTTCGCCGAGAATCGAGCTGGTCGCGCGCTCCACCAGCGGCGCTCTGCTGACGATCCCGGAATCCTCAACGTCGATGGAGCGACCAATATTTTTGCGTCTTCCAAAGAGCGCACGCGGCGAGCGGCTTGTCACTCGGCGCGGCTGGTGCTGGCCAGCGGACGCCGATCATGCCGGACCAAAATCGAATTTCATTCGCGAGATCTTTCTGCGCAACAAGCGCGAACAGCTCGACTATCTGAAACGCAGGGTGGCCCGGACGATGCTGCGGACGCATGCGACAGAAGTGGAGCATTTCGCCGATGCGAGCCTCGCGCCGCCGGTCGCGTCAGGGCCCTATGTCGTCGCCGATATGTCAGGCCCGGCCAGCGGCTCGCGCTTCGGCGAGATCTCGAGTTCGCGTCAAAACGGCCTCGGATCAGGCAAGAATCAATTTTGATTCAATCATTTGCGCTGATCGAACCACCAATCGTCGAGGAGGAGGTTATAGGGAAGTATCGGGTAGCGAGGCGTCTTTTCCGGATGTATCAGCCTCGCGTCGTGAGCCGTCCAAATTTCCGAGGCGTGATAGAGCGGCACGAAATAGAACCCCGACAACAGAACGCGGTCGAGCGCTCGGGCCGCCGTGATCAACTCATCCCGGCTCTCGGCGGCGAGCAGCGAGTCGATTATCGCCGACACGGCCGGCGAGGCCGCGCCTGCGAGATCGCCCGCAGCATCCATCGCGATCTCGCTCCAGTGAACGCGCTGCTCGCTCCCGGGCGCCGCCGCGCTGAGCCAGCGCGCGACGACCATGTCGTAATCGAAATGCTGACGTCGCCGCACGAACTGGACATAGTCGACGAGCCGCACCCGGGCGTCGACGCCGATTTTCGCCAAAGAAGCAGAAAAGCCCAGGGCGACGCGCTCCTCATCCCGGCTGCTGACCAGGATTTCGAATTGCAGCGGCGCGCCATCCCTGACCAGCCCCGTATCGGCGCGAGCATAGCCTGCGGACTGGAGCAGCGCCTGCGCGCGTCGGGACAGCTCCCGGTCGCGCGCCGTGCCGTCATGTATCGGCGGCCGCCATTCGCCGGCCATCACATCCGCTCGGACGACATTCGAGAAGCGGGAGAGGAGGCGCATTTCGGCTGCGCTCGCAGCATGGCCCGACGAGGCGAATTCGCTCTCGTCGAAATAGCTAATCGTCCGCTTGTAGAGACCGGAATAATAATTGGCGTTGATCCATTCGAAATCGAACATCATCCCGATCGCCTCTCGCACGCGCACGTCGCGAAACGCTTCTTTGCGGAGGTTGAAGAGAAAGCCCTCTATGCCGACGGGACGCGGCGGCGTGATCGCCTCCTTGACGACGCGACCATCATCGACGATTCGCAAATCATAGTGGTTCGCCCAGCGGCCGGCGCTCGTCTCCTCGCGAAAATCGACGAGGCCGCCCTTGAACGCTTCGAACAGCGCGCCCGCGTCACGGTAGTAGTCGACATCGATCTCGTCGAAATTGAACAGCCCACGCCTCACCGGCAGGTCCTTTCCCCAATAGTTCGGATCTCGCCGAAGCACGAGCCGTTGGCCGGGCCTGACATCGGCGACGAGATAAGGGCCTGACGCGACCGGCGGCGCGAAGCTCGCATCAGTGAAATGCTCCACATCGGTCGCATGCTCGGGCAGGACTGGAAGAACGGCGAGTTGGAGCGGCAGCTCCCGGTCGTCGGTCCCTGTGAGATCGAAGAAGATCGTGTGAGCGTCGACGATCTCGGCGGCTCCGACCCGACCGAGTGTCTCCCTCAGCCGCAGCGCGCCCTTCGTCCGGAGAAGCTCGAAGGTGAACAGCACATCGGCGGAAGTGATCGGAACGCCATCGGAAAAATGCGCGCGGGGATCGAGATGAAAGGTCACGCGCCGACGCGCGTCGTCCATCTCGATGGAGCGCGCGACGAGCCCATAATAGGTCTTCCGCTCATCCTCGGAGCGCGTCATCAGCGTTTCATAGACCGCACCGAGAAGAAAAAGCGGCGACCGGACATAATTCACGTTGAAGCGATTGAGGCTCTCGAAGGCGCCGAGCATTCCGAGTCGAAGCCTTCCGCCCTTGGGCGCGTCGGGATTGGCGTAGGGCAGATGATCGAAGGTCTCGGGCAACGCCGGCGCTCCGACGATGGCGAGCCCATGCCGCGGCTCCGCCGCCTGAGACACATTTCTCGTCGGCTCGACGAGCCCGATCACGAATGCGGCGATCGCCGCGATTGAAAATCTGCGCCATTGGCCGCGCGCAGCTTCGAAAACCACATTCAT